ATATAATGAGGCTGAAATTGACTGGCAGGTATGGGTTCTATGGAATGCTGATATTAATGTTATCGAACACTTAATTGATCATGGAGCTGATGTGAATGCTAAGGGTGGCAATGGCTATACTGCATTGTTATTGGCTAGTCGTAATGGTCATATTGATATTGTTAGACTATTGATTGACAATGGAGCTGATGTTAATGTCAGAGATAAATATGAGTATACAGCATTGATGTTTGCGAGTCGCTTTGGTCATATTGATATTGTTAGACTATTGATTGACAATGGAGCTGATGTGAATGCGAAAAATAATTATGGCAGTACAACATTGATATGGGCGAATTTTTGTGGCTATAATGACATTATAGAATTACTGAGAAGCAAGGGGGCGAAGGATGAATAATATATTTTATATTCAAATATATAAATTTGGGGCGGCATGGGTATTTGACGACAAAGAAAGAGGATTAGTAAAAGAGCCTTTTGTGTCAGGTATTCCTGAAATTATCAATAAGATAGTTGGTGATGCAACAGTGTTCGATTGCTATTTTTCAAATTCTCAATTTCCTGACTATAATTTCAAATTAATATGGGAAAAAGAGGAGTATGGGGGGAATTGGTATATTTTTGAAAATAATATGCGAGGATGGTTATGCCCTGCATTATTTAAGTTTTTTGAATGTGCACCAAGAGAAATATATTTATTAATTAGGAGTAAAACAAATGAAAGAAAAACAAATCTATAAGGCATTACAGCAAATGGTTATGTCTTATGGCGGTAAATATGGCAAGAATAAATCACTTGATGGCTATAAAAAAGTCGAGAAAGATAACATTGTATTTTATTATTTGATTGACAATAAAGAAAAAGAGATTATAGTTGTGATTCGAGGGAGTGATGATTTTGAGGACTGGAAATATAATATGAAATATTCTAAAATTAAAACAAAATATGGAAAAGTTCATAAAGGATTTTGGGAATTATCGTTTGTTATATATGAATGTTTTGCGAAAAAAATTGAAGATATTTTTGGATATAAAATAATAATTATAGGACATAGTCTAGGTGCAACGCTAGGTCAATTATTTGCATTAGATATTTTTGGATGGGCTAAAAGTATTGAAATTATAACTGCGGGGAGTCCAAGAGTTTTTAACAGGAAAGCTTCTAAATATTTTAATAAACATATAAAAAATCATTATAGAATAGTCAATGGTGGTGATCTTATTACACATCTACCTCCGTGTTTTTTTGGGTATAAACATACAAAAAATAAAATACAAATAGGATATAAGGGGTTTTTTGGTGGTATAATTGGTTGGCTTGTTAAATCAATACAGGAGCATTATCCTAATAATTATTTAAAAAACTATGAAATATTAAGAGATAAAAATGAATTATATTGACCTATTTTCTGGGATAGGAGGTTTCGCACTCGGGGCATACTGGGCAGGCATGAAAGTAGAAAAACATTTTAGTTCGGACATTGACCCATATTGCATACGGCTGTATAAGAAGCGGTTCCCTGAATCTATACAGCTTGGGGATATAAGAGAGATTGATACAATGGAGTTAAAGAAATATGGAAAAGAATGGGCTATTACAGCAGGATTTCCATGTCAGGACATTTCAATTGCCGGCAAAGGAGATGGGATCGAAGGAAGTCGGTCCGGTCTTTGGTTTGAAGCATGGCGAATTATTAGGGATTTACGACCAGCGTTTGCAATTATTGAAAACGTGTCAGCTCTCTCTTTTTCAGGACTCGATAGAATACTTGGAACACTTGCCGAAGTCGGGTATGATGCGGAATGGCAGAATATTTCGGCAGCCGAAATGGGTGCGCCGCATAAAAGAGAGAGAATCTGGGTTGTTGCCTACCCCGGTTGCAACGGATTACAAAGCGTACAAATGCAATCTTCCGGCAGAAAAAACGTTAAAACAGATGAGGCTGAATCATTTTTTGTACCTGATTGGGCGAGAGGACTTGGCGCATTCCGTGATTTTCAGGGAATGGATGATGGGTTACCCAATAGGGTGGAGCGACTTGCAGGACTCGGGAATTCAATTGTACCTCAGATAGCGTGTATACTTTTTAGGAGGATATTAAATTTATGCTGAATATAGTGAAAGAAGATGTTATACCAATAGATTTTAAAGCTGATTTATTTAGTTTAATAAAAAAAGACGAAGAGCGTAGAAACAATTTATATCATGGTCTATTTATTTTTAATAATAAAATCTATGATGAAAATATAAAAGTTGTTGGAAAATTAAAGGGAGAATAATATGGCAAGTATTTATCAAGAAAGTAAATTAGAATTTAGAAAAAACCTCTCTACAAAAAGAGAGGTTGAATTTCCTGAAATAAGAGGTATTGAAATATATGTATATGGTAGTAGTTTAGAAGAAATGATAAAAAAAGCAAGAGAACAATTTAATTTAGATCCTAGTTGGGAATTAATTAGTGGACAAAAATCAAAGTATTAAATGAATAAATTAAAAGGAAGAAGATGGATATAAAATTTACCATTGAAATAATGCCAAAACAAACAACTGATTGTAACCCAAATAAATATAAATTAGAATTAAAAGCAATCGGATATTATCAAGAAACAGAAATATTAAAACAAAAAATAATAAAAGTATTAAATGAATATTGTTACAGGAGGAATAAATGAATATAGACTGGAATAAAATAAAAAAAGAGTATCCTAAAAGTTTTGATAAATGTATAGAATATTTAAATAAAAAATATGGTGGAGATAATTTTTATCAAGTTATATTTATTAAGGAAAAAGAAATATATTTTCAGGTAGAAGGAAGTGATCCAATTTATCTTTGCTATTGTGATATAGAAAAGTTTTTTGATGATATTGGGATAATAATAAATATAGCACACAATTTATTGTATTTACGTTATGATTATATTATATATTCATTATCATCAAAATTAGATACTATTTCCGGAAATGAAAACTTTCGTCAAGAAGCAAAAGAACAAGCAATATATAAAGCGTTTGAAATATTGGAGAAAAATAGTCGATGATTTGTAAACAATGTGGATTTGATAAAACAATCGATAGATTTTTCTATCATTCAGTACATAAAAGATATTCATATATTTGCAAACGATGTGAAATAAAAAACGCAAGATTAAATAGGAATCGGGCTGAAATTCGAGGACAGAAAAATATTGAAAAAATAAAAGACGAGTTAAATAATGATGATTCATACATGCGTGATGGTATCAATTATTTAGCTGAAATATTAACAAATATATTATATAATTGGAATTAAGCCCTTTGTAGAAGGGTAATAAAATATATTTTGAATGATGTATTGTTTAGGTTGGCGGGTTAGCGGGTTAGCTGGCCGCCATTTTATTATGACGCAAAAAGAAAAATATAAAATAGCAGAAACAAAACTGAGAGTCTTCATAAGAGATGATTACATTTGTCAAAATTGTTTTGGCTATATATATCAATATGGGACTCCGCAGTTAGCACACGTTTTGCCAGCAACTAAGAGCAATATAAAAAAATATGGTAAAGATTATATACATTCAGATGATAACCTAAAATCAGCATGTTGTTTGTATTGTAACGGGAGGTTGATGAAGAATGATAAGGGCTAAAAATAAATATAAAAATAAATGGACTAGATGTATTTCAGGGCATAATCATCAAAGTATTGCTGAGGCAAATTATTGTAACCAATTAAGATATTTAAGATTAGCAGGAGAAATCCAAAGTTATAAAACGCAAGTAACTTATAAACTAAAGGTTAACAATATTTTAATTTGTAGCCATCGAATAGATTTTGAAGTAATAAATAAAAATGGAATTAAAGAGGTTCACGATGTAAAAGGATATGAGACAAAAGATTTTAAAATTAAATATAAATTGTTTAAAGCTTTATATCCTGAAATTGAATATAAAATAATTAAATGAAATATAAGAAAATGAATAAATTAAAGAAAGATTTTGAACAAATCATAAAAGAAAAAGATATCAAAATTGAAGAGTTGTCTGATTGGTGTATGAAAAATTCTATATCAAAAATAAAAGACAGTATGTTAAGAAAAAGAATAAATGCTTGGTGTAAGCAGGCATCAAAGATACATACAAATGATTTTATTTCTGAGTTATTATGTGAGGCAATAGAATTGTTTGAAAATATATTAGAAGGAGGCAAATTATGAAAAAACAATATCCTCAAGGGCATCATAAGATAGTCTATCTTTGCATAATGATTGTAATGACTTTAATTATTGCCATATTAATTGTTTTTATAATATTTTTATTAAGATTAAATATTGAGCAAAATGAATCATTTATGAAGTCATATTATAATTTTGACCAATACCGGAAATCCGATCTTGTTTTGTCTTATCAGGAACGAAAAGAAAATTATATAAAAAAAGCATTATATATTTTCAAGATAAAAGAAGCGAAGTTCGAAGAGGAAGATCAAATTAAGATTAGTTCGTTAGCATTTGAATTATCTGAGGAAACAGGAATGAGTCCTATACTTTTTCTTGCGATGGGATTCGGCGAGAGTGAATTCAATAATGAAGCAATAGGGGGGCATGGAGAAAAATCATTCTTGCAATTCATGAGACAGACATGGAAGGGTTTGACCGGTTATGATAATCATGAAGGATGCGATGATTTATTACTTGTAACTCGAATGTGGTTTCGGATGATGCAGCAGAATAAAAGAAAGCTTGAAAAACAAACCCATAAAAATCTAAACGAAAGATTATTACTGGCTTATAATTGTAATTCTGAAATGATAATAAAACACGTGATTGATAGGGATGACATTAAATCGATCAAACAGGCAGTATATATTCGAAAAGAAAAGGAATATTATCCGGACAAAATAATGAAAATATATAATGAATTTAACAATTTAAAGGTGGAATAAAAAATGATTTCAAAAATTATTGTTGAAGCAATTGAACAAAAAAATTATAAAGATAATATTGAGGGACAATGTTGCATGTGCGGTATTGAAAAAGCTAATAATTTTGAAACCCGAGAAAAAATATTATCTAAATCATTCAATGGTTATGTTGACATGAAATATCGTAATTCTAATTTGATTTGTGATTATTGTCAAAAGTTATTAAATGATAATTATTTAGATTCTCCGAAAGGGAAACGATGTGGATTAAGATTGTATAGTTTTATTATTGAAAATAAAAAATTTAAAACGATAGATATGAAAGAAAAAATAGATTATCTATTTAATTATGAATATCAAACACCTTTTTTATTATGTTTTTCTAAAACTGGACAAAAACATATTTTTTATAAAGCAAGATTATCTCATTATGAAAATAAATTTTGGGTATGCACAGAAGAAAATAATATTTTATTTGAAAGAAACAAATATAAAGACATATATAAAATAGTTAATAATCTATTTCAATTAGGTATATCCAAAGATGAATTAAAATCTTGTGTAATAAATCCAAAAAAGATTAGCAAATATCAATTAAGTTTTAATGATATTGTTAAAATAAAAAAATATAAAAACAATCAATGTTATGAATTGATTATTGATTGTTTAATGAAGGAGAAAAAAGATGATCCAAACGATTGAATTTAAAATTAATGCTTTGAGTCCTATCCATGTTGGTAGCGATTCTGTATCTACAATTAGTATGCCTTATCTTTTACATTTACCACAGGAAGAAAAAAAAGTTGTTAAAGTAGATAAAGAAAAATTAAAAGAATTTATTAAAATTGTTGGAAGTGTATACAGAAATACTCGACATGAAAGTTACGGTTATCGTAGTTATGCCGATATTTTTCGTGATCGTGTTTTTGTTTCTTTGATGACAAATACTATATCGAGTTTTTTTACGAATCTAAAAGATAAGGTTGAATTGTCATCATCTGATTGTTATCAATATGTTACAAAATTTGCATTAACTTTGAATAGAGAAGAAAATATGAGTTTGATCCAATGGGCAAGAGAAAATATAGATATTTTTGTTACATCTGCGGTCTATTGTGAAGATTCTTCATTATTCAAAAATGAATTTGAGATTAACGATGATCTTTGTGAGGTTGAGATTGATATAACAATCCCGGTAATACCGGGTAATTCATTAAGAGGGCATACAAGAAGATGTTTAATGAATTATGTTTTTTCAAAAATTTTTGGTAATGATTATCAAAGAGAATTGAGAGCTGAAATTTATTATACTTTTTTCAATGGTGGGATGTTAACTACTGCCGACGGATTTTTGAATATTGAAGAAAAAATTAAATTAAGAGAGCAACTGCCTTTCTTATCAATTTTTGGTGCAATGTTAGGCAAAGAAGATTTACCGGGTAAGATGAATTGGAATTTCGCATTATTAGATTGTATGGAAACAAATCCAGAAATCAAACGAGATGGCATGAGTTTTTTGAAGGAATATTTCATGACTCGTCGTGATGATTTTGAAGGTATTGTTAGTGAAGAAACCGAAAAAAAGAAATCATCTGCAATTCAAATGAAATATTCAGCTATTTGCGTTGAAACCGGATCCAGTTTTGCATGGTCGATAAATACTTTTTATCTTTCTGAATTAGAAAAATCTTTTTTTGATCTTGCATTAGTTCAACTTCAAAAAGACGGTAAGATAGGGGGGATGGGACGAGCTGGATTTGGGAGAGTTGAATATAGATTGTTAAATAATTATGAAATTAATCCTGAATTGGCTGAAAAATATCTTGAAGAAAATAAAGAAAAAATTAAAAATTATGTTATGAGTATGTAATATGAGAAAATTATCAGAAAAAATAAAAGAACTTGCTAACAATTGGAATTATAATCTTAAGCAAAGATTAGAATATTATAAACCATTTGAGATAGAGGTCAATTTTAAAATTGGTCGTGTGGGAAATTCTTTTTTATTCTTTGATGCGGTGATGTCTCATTATTGTTTTTGGCATGTTTTAAAAGATCAGTATTTTAATTTGTCATTAGATTTTGATGAAAGATTATATATTGAGGTCCCTATCCAAAAAAAATATTTTCATTTTGAAAATGGGTATCGTGAATATTTTTATCTTTGTGGAGGGTTTTTTGATATTCCTGATAAAATTTGTTTTATGATAAAAAAAACTGAGGAGCCGATAATTCCTATTGTAAAAGATAAAAGAGTTCGTTTAAATGGAGGAGTTTTTAAAAATTATAAAAAACCGGTCTTGTATTCAACCAAAAAAAAATATATAATAAAAGGTATTGGTGATATTGAAATCTTAGAGATGTTGTTGAATATGGGTGTAAATATAGGCAAAAGGACGGCTCAAGGATTTGGAAAATGTGAAATGAAAATTAAAGAAATAAATAAGTTGGAATTATATGATAATGTAACTAAACATTATATAAGACCGATGCCATTAGTATACTTAAGACAAAAGAAATTACCTATAAAAAATGATGATATTATATATAACCCGATAAGATCGCCTTATTTTGGAAAAAATTGTAAAGAATATGAGTGTTGTTTATGAAGGAATTTCATAATTATCCATTAAAGCTACGATTTCATAAAAAATGGTTAGAAAATAAAACTGTAGAACTATGTAATAATTTTATCAAAAATCATAATACTCTGTTAGCGTTATCTTTTGGGAAAGACTCTATGACGATATTACATATTTTATCAAAATATGATTTATTAAATAAATTAAAATTAGTTATGTGGAATAATGCAGGCTTTGAAGCTGAAGAAACATTAAGATTGCGTAATTATGTATTAGAAAAATATATTATCAACAATTATGAAGAAACATTTGTTGATAATTATAAAGAATTTTTTAAAAAAGATTTAAAAGAAAATATCCAAAAGAAACATACAGGAGTTAATTTTGCATACAATGTTTTAGAAAAGCCACGATGGAAAATAATGGATAAATATGAAATAAATGGTACTATATTGGGTTTGAGAAAAGAAGAAAGTAAAATGAGAAGAATAAATTTTTACATTAGAGGTGAGAGCTATTATAATAAAAGAGAGCTGTCTGATATTTTACAGCCTATTGCAAAATGGACTGTTATTGACATTTTTTCGTATGCATATTCAGAAAATATTCCTATTCATCCCGTTTATGCTCGATCAAGAAAATATGAATTAGATTTCAAGAAAGTTAGGGTTAATAATTTAGCAGACATAAATTGTTATCAATATGGTAGAATTCATGTAAATAAATTGTTATATCCTAATGAGTATAATAAAATTTTGAATGAATTTCCAGAAATTAGGAGGTTGTTATGAATTGTGAATCTGGAACAGGAAAAGGGGGTAGGGGCAAATAGCCCTTACCCAGCAAAATAGCAAAATATGTAAAAAATTATTCCCTAAAATTAGATTAAATTTATAGAGGTAAAAATGAAAAATGCTATATTGGTTTTTTTATTAATCTCATGTTCATGGGAATTGGGAGGTGATTTTGCATTTAATAATCCTGAATTTTCATCAATGAAAGAAGCATGCAAATGGATATATAATAATATTGAATATAAAAAAGAAGATGGAGATGATTGGAAAATGCCGGACGAGACGTTAGATGATGGAGAAGGCGATTGCGAAGATATGGCCATATTATTAATGGCTATATGGAAATATCAGACAGGCAAAGAAACTGAATTGATAGGTGTAAAAACAGATTCAGGCCGATTCCATGCTGTTGTACGACATGAAGGCAAATATTATGATTGTACATCAGGCAAAAAGAAAGATAATTATGATAATATTATTGCAACTTATAGTTATAATCAGACTATGCAAATAGCAAAATACTTAAAAAATTAAAAAATGAAAAAAGACTTATTTATAAAAGAGAGAAAAATGAGTTATAATTCAGAACATGAAGATAAACTATTATTTAATAAATTGGTAATAGGTGAAATAACGTTATTTGAATATTTAGGAATAACAAACGAGAGAAATAACAAATCATAAAAACTTAAAAAATATTATTGACAATATGTATATATGTGATAATATATTTAATATATAACATATAAAAGGCAATAACTATGAATACAATAATTATTGAAAATTTAGATGACGATTTAAAATCGGCGATTAAAATTCAAGCCGCATACGAACGTAAAACTATACGCCAATTTATAATTGATATTTTAAAAAATCATGAAGACATACAAAAAATAATAAAAGAAATAAAATCTAAATAATTAAAGGATAATTATGTTAAATGTCTGTATAATTGGTGCAGGTAGTATCGGAGCATTAAAACCAGATAAATATGATAGTCCCCATTCTAAAAATATTCTAACCCATGCACATTCTTTATATTTTTTAAGAAAGAAAAAACTAATAAATGAATTTTATATTATTGATAATAATATAGAAAAATTGGTAAAAGCATGTAAAAAATGGGAATGTAAAGGTTTTTTTAATTTAAAAGGATTAAAAAACAATCATATTGATATAGATATTTTTACAATTGCAGTAAACACTAATTATCATTCAAATATAATGTTAGAAGTTTTAAAATTAAATCCAAAACTAATTATTGCAGAAAAGCCTTTTTGTAATAATTATGATGAAGCTGTAAAAATTAGCAAACAATATCAAAAAGCGAATATCCCTATTGTCATTAATTATACAAGAAGGTTTTGTCCATCAATTTTAGAAATAAAATCAAAACTTGAAACCCAAAAGTATGGTAAAATTAGAGCATGCAATATTATTTATGTTCGTGGATTTCAGCGAGACGCATGCCATGCTATTGATTTATGTAATTATTTTTTTGGAGAATTTAAACAAGGTAAAATTTTAGGAAATCGAAATAATATATATAATGATTTTGATGAAAAAGATTTTACGGTCCCGGTCTGGATGGAATACGATAAATGCAAAAATATATTTTTGACACCTGCGAATGGTTTAGATTATAGTATTTTTGAAATGGATATTTTGACTGAAAATGCAAGAATAAATTTAATAGATCATGGTAAAAAAACTAAAATTTATTTTAAAAAATCTGAAAAAGTTTATGGTGATTTTTCGAGTATGAATTACAAGGCAACAAAAATTATTAATAATGAAATTGAATTGTCTCTTATTTCTATGTACAGAAATACCCTTGAATATTTCAAGTCTAAAAATAAAAACCAATATAATTTAATTTGTACTGATACAAATGCTCTTGATGTCCAAAAAGTATATCAAAAAATATTAAATTAGGATTAAATATGAACGTTGCGATAGTTCAGGCAAGAATGAATAGTACTAGATTGCCGGGTAAAGTTTTGAAAAATATTTATGATGATTTAAATTTATTAGACCTTTTGATTAAAAGATTAAAACTTAGTGAAAAAATAGATAAAATTGTTGTTGGCTGTACAACAGATGAAGCAGATGTAGAAATTTTAGACTTTTGTATAACAAATAATATTATTTGTTTTAATATTGGTAATCCAAATGAATCCATAGATACAGTATATAATGTATCAAAAGAAATAACTAGGCTAACTAAAAAAAGTATTTCTATTATAGATATTACAGCTGATTGTCCATTAATTGATCCGTTTATGATTGATGAAATGCTCGAAAGATTTATATACGAAAAATATGATTATTTATCAAATTGTATGGTAAGAAGTTATCCACGAGGATTTGATATTCAAATATATAATTCTAAATTATTGGATTTAGCAAATGAAATAGTTATTAATCCTAATCATAGACAGCATTCAGGTTGGAATATATGGGCATATTCTGCAGATATACAAAGTATTTTTGGGATGGAGAAAAAATGTAAATTTGGCAACATACTTGCATCTAGTATATATTTTCATCCTGAATGGCGATTATGTATTGATTACCCGGAAGATTTAGAACTTATTGAAAAAATAATTGATCATTTTGGAAAAAATAATATTCAAAATATTTCTTATGATAAAATTATTAATTATTTAATAATGAATCCGAAATTATTAGAAATTAATAAAAATTGTAAACAAAAAATAGCAGGAGCAAAATAATGTATAAAGATAATAAAGTAGGGTTAATCATTCCGACAAGATTAAGCAGTAATCGATTCCCAAATAAAGTATTATCGAAAATTCATGATAAATGTCAGCTTGAATGGATAATAGAAAGAGCTTCAACCTCTTTGTATATTGACGAAATAATATTAGCAATATCAAATAAAAAAGGTGAATTTGAAAGCATAATTGAATTTTTAAAAAATTATAAACAAAATGAAATTAAAATAAATGTTTCATTTGGTGATAATGATGATATTTTTTTAAGATGTTTAAATGCGGCAAAACAATTTAATATTGATATTATTGTAGATATAAGTCATTGTTGTACATTTTTTGATCCTTCATTAGCAGATTTGTTAATTGATAGATTAATAGATTATGGTGCAGGTTATTCAGCAAATTGTATTACTCGAACTTTTCCTGATGGTTATGATATCCAAGTATATACAAGAGAAATATATGAGAAAATTTTAGGAATTGATTATAATCCTAACTGGACAGGTTGGAATATTTGGCATTATAGAGAAAAATTTAATCGAGAAGAATTAAAAATAATTAATTTTGAAGCAGATAAAAAACATTTTCATCCTGAATGGCGATTATGCATCGATTATCCGGAAGATTTAGAATTGATAAAAAAAATAATTGACTATTTTGGTTCTGATAAATTTAAATATATTAAATATTGGCAAATAATTAATTATCTTATAGGAAATCCAGAATTGTTAGAAATTAATAAGAATTTAAAATCTACAAAATTATTGTTGGAATATTAAATGATAAATAATAATTATATTTTTGGGTTAAGTTTAGGTTGTGCATATAAATTTATTGAAGATAGAAATAATATTATAAGTTTATATAAAGAAAAATTTGGGAATAAAATAAATGCTATTGAAATTCTTTTGGCAAAAGAAGAATTAAAAACTTTTACCTTGTCAAAAGAAAATGTAAAATGGATAAATAGTTTAAAATATAAAAGCTTACATCTTCCTAATCAATATAATTCTTATTTTCTAACTTTATCATTTTTGAAAAGGAATAAATTAAATATAGATTCATTTATTGCACATATAGATTTAATTAATAATATTCCAAAAATATTTCAAAATGCAGATATTCCAATATTATATGAAAATGTAGATTATAAAAAATATAGTTTTGAGAATATTGATAATATTTGTTTTGATGTAAGCCACGCAATGGCTCAAAATGAACTATTTACATTTTATGAAAAAAATAAAAATTATATAAAACAAATTCATCTTAGTAATACTATTGATAATAATTGTCATAAATTTTTTTGTAATACACAAAAAAATAAAATTGATGAATTATTATATATTGCATATATAATGAAAACACAAAAAACCCCAATTATATTAGAAAGTATTTGCGATAATATTAAACAGCTTGAAAAAGAAATTGAATATATAAAAGGAATTTTATATGAGTAAATTATCAATTAATAGTGGTAAAAGTATACGGTTAACACCTTTTCCTCAAAGACAACTTTATAATAAAGATATAATTAAAGAAAAATTATGTAATTTAGTTTCTTCTAATACTTTGAGTGGATATAGAGGTAGTTCTGGCCAGCATTTTTGGGGAGGGAAATATATAAGAGAATTAGAAGAATATTTTGAAAACTGGATTTATGAAAATTCTCAGAATAAAGAGAAATATTATGTGTTAGCTGTAAATAGTTGTACCTCAGCTTTGCAAATTTCATGCGGTGCTATTGGATTACATTCTCATGATGAAGTTATAGTAACCCCATGGAGTATGACATGTTCTGCAACAGCTCCGATGGTTTACTCTGCATCGCCGGTATTCGCAGATGTTGAAAAAAATTATTTTTGCCTTGATCCAAAAAGCATCGAGAAAAAAATCACAAAAAAAACAAAAGCCATAATTGTTGTAGATTTATTCGGCCAACCATACGAGGTAGAAAAAATAAACAAAATAGCAAAAAAACATAATTTATTTGTAATAGAAGATTCGGCTCAGGCACTCGGCGCAAAATATAACGGAAATCAAGCTGGGACTTTTGGCGATATTGGATGTTTTAGTTTTACGCAAGGTAAACATTGTACCTGCGGTGAAGGTGGATTTATTATAACAAAAGATTATAATTTATATATGAAATGCGCATTGATTAGAAATCATGCGGAAGCCGTTATTGATAGCATGCCTAGTAAGCTTAAATATTATTTTATGGAAAATCAATATGGATTTAATATGAGAATGACCGAAATGCAAGCTATTGTTTTAATAGAGCAATTGAAATGTTTAAATAAAGAATTAGAATTAAGAAAAAATAATGTAAAAAAAATTAAAGATTCAATTAAAATCGACGGTATAAAATTTTGTGATAGCCGACCAAACTCAGAACATAGTTATTATGTGTTACCATTTTTATATGATGAAAAAAAAATTGGTATTAGCAGAAATATATTTATTGATGCTGTAAAGTCTGAGTTAACTATAAGTCGGACTGAAATGGGAATAACATCAAAAATTGATGCATTAATTTGGCATGGATATATAAAACCTATCTATAAAATGCCTATATTTAATATGGATTTAAATTTTTCAGTAGTTGAAGATTTGCAAAATAATAAATTTTGTATGATGAGTTATCATGCTTTACCATTATCTGATTTAGACATTAAAGATATTGCAGATGCTTTTTATAAAGTTTATGATAACCGTAAGGAATTAAAATGATAGAGGATAAAGATGGATTGTTGATTAAGAAAATTAAAAATGAAATGATAGAATATATAGAGAAAAATATGCAAACTTGTAGCGAACATGAATATTTTATACTAGGAATGAATTTTTTAATATCAGAAATAGTAAAATTATACAAATTAATTGATAAAAAGAGGTAAATAATGCTACAAATAATTGCAGAAATAGGCTCGAATCATAATCAAGATTGGAAAAGATGCTGCGATTTAATTACAAGTGCCAAAGAAATGGGGTTTTCAGCAGTAAAATTTCAGTTATTCAAAGCTGAAAAAATAACTAGAAATAAAAATAGCCAAAATAAATATAAAAAGCAAGAACTTAATATTGATTGGATTCCAGAAATAGCCAAATTATGTAAAAGATTAGGGTTGTTTTTTGGGATCACGCCATTTTATTTAGAAGCAATTGAAGAAATAAAAAATTATGTAGATTTTATTAAAATAAGCAGTTTTGATATTTTAAGAAAAAATCTTATAAAAAAAAGTATGCAAACTAAAAAGGATATATATATCAGTTGTGGATTAGCATCGAATGATAATATTCTTAATTTAATTGATTTAATTTTAGATGAAGGGTTAAAAGAATGTAAATATTATTTATTACATTGTGTCAGTAAATATCCGACATTAATTGAAGAAGCTGCAATTAATAGACTTGCTATTATTTATTCATTAATTTTCCAGAAAACACAATTAAAAAAAGATAAATCAAATAAAAATATTTTTGTGGGCTATTCAGATCACACAAGAGATATAGATGTTATATTAGAAGCCGTAAATTCTTATGCTCAAATTATTGAATTGCATTTCGATCTTAACGATAAATTAGGTAGTGAGAGTAAATATAAACATTGTTGGACTTCATCTGAAATTTCAAATTTAAGAAATAAATTATTTAAAATATCAAATATTATAAATAGTAAATTTATAATATCTGAAAAACAATTAAAACAATTAGCTGATCCTAAATCCGGATTAAGGGGGTAAAATGGATATATTATCTTTAAGGTTAGAAACCAACCGGTTATATTTAGTATCTACATCAAAAGAAAAATTACAAGGTTTGATTGATTTTAATAAATCTGCTTATTTGTCATGGTTTGGCGATCTAAAAGTTAATCAATATAATAGTCATGGTCTATTTCCTCAATCTCAAAGTGAATTAAATAATTTTTTCCAGCGATGCGATAATGATAAATCTTTATTATCATTTATGATCATTGAAAAAAAAAGCGCTAAACATATAGGTATGATTAGTTTACAACGAATTGATTGGATAAATCGGTCTGCAGAGTTTGCGGTTGTAATTGGAGAGACTGATTGCTGGGGACAAGGGTTTACAACAGAAGCATGTCAAGTATTATTTTATCATGGCTTTATGAGATTAGGATTAAATCGTATCTGGTCAGGAACTTCAATTTTGAATAAAGGTATGATAAGAGTATTTAATAAATTAAACATGAAACATGAAGGTACATTTAAACAAGGACAATTTTTAAATGGTAAATTTGAAGATGTGGTTGCTTATGCTATTTTAAAAAATAAATATATTAGAAAATTACAAAATGACAAATAAAAATATAGATAAGATATTTGAAATAAGAAAAAAGAATAATATCTGCTGGATGAATTTATTAAAATTAGCTTTTAAAGAAAATCCAAAAGAAGCTAAAAAAATATTTAAACAAATTACTAATAACGATAAAAAAATTAATGAATTAAGCAAGGAGCTATGTAATGAATAATTGTTATGAGGCAAATATTAAAACAATACATGAATTTAATAAATTATTTGAAGAAAAATTATTAAATGAAAAAGAGAAAGAACACGAAAATATAAAAATAATAAATAGAAAAAATTTCTTAATTAAATTAGGTTCTAAAGAAATTCTTGCATATCCTAAAAATAATGAACATAAACAAGCAAATGAAACATTTCAGAATATTAATTTGTATAATGATGAATGTACTATTTTAATTGGGATAGGAAATGGATATTTATTGAATAAATTACTACAAAAATCAGAAAAAAAACATGTTCTATTATTAATAGAACCTATACAGCAATTAATAAATTATGCTTTTGAAAATTATAATTTTAGTAAATATATAAAAGATGGCAGATTATTAATATGTTCAAGGAAAGAAGAATTAAATACAATTTTAGCATTTATAGATGCAACAAAAGTTATCCAATTATGGCATACTGTTGTAGATAATTATACAGTCATATTGCAAGATATTTATTCAGAAATTACAAAATTAACAATGGATTTAGTTAATCAGATTATTTGTAATGTTGGTACAATAATGGGTGCAGGTGAGATAATTGCTGAAAATGATATTAAAAATTTACCTTATGTAATTAAACATAGAGGTATAAAAGATATTAAAAATTTATTCAAAGGTAAACCGGCTATTGTAATTCTCAGCGCACCGACAGTAACCGAATTATTACCACAATTATTAGATAAAAAAATAAGAGAAAGAATAATTATAATAGCAATTGCACAAATGTTAAGACCATTATTAGCATTTGGAATAAAACCTGATTTTATTTGCAGTGTAGATTATGGTAAGGTAAATTATGAGCATTTCGATAATCTTTGGCATATTAAAGATATACCTTTTGTTGCATTGAATCGAACTTATGCCCCGATTTTAGAAAAATGGCAAGGGCCTAAATTTATAGTAACTGGATTTAATCCAGCAAATACTAATACGGTAGTTGAAATGCTAAATGAAAAAGGACAATTAGACCAAGGGGGGAGTGTCGGTCATATGGCTATTGGATTAGCTGTTCATTTAGGCTGCAATCCTGTAATTCATATTGGATTTGATTGCGCTTATGACCCAGACAAAAAGTTAAGCCATAATAAACTAGGCGATGCTATTGGAAAAATAGAAATAAATAAAGATGGTAGTATGGATTGGAATATTACCGATCCTCTTTCAAGTTTAAAAAATCAACAAAAATTAGGTAATGCTATTTGGATCCCCGGATATTTTGAGAAACCAGTACCTACTAATATGGGATTGGCTAGTTTTGTTACTTCTATGGAAAATATTTTTAAAAGTCATCCTGATATTAAATTTATTAATTCCTGCGAAGGTGGTGCAAAGAAAAAACACTGTGAACAAATGAGTTTAAAACTAGCATTAAAAAAATATTGTAAAAGAAAAATAAATAAAAATAAATTAAAAAAATATCTTACTTTAAAACCTGATTATAAAAAAGATATTAAAGAGACAAAAAAAAGATTAAACTGGGAAATTGATTTATTTAAAAAAGAAATTGATCTCTGTAATAAAGCATTAAAGCCAATAACTTCTATGTTAAATAAAAATAAAAAAACAGAATTAAAAAAATTATTAACTGAAAATGAAAAATATGCAATTGAGGCACAAAATACCGCAAAACAAAGTATATTATTATCATTGCATATCTATAAAATAAGTAGAAAAATACAAAGTCGAGAATTAAAAGTTAATGGAAAAACTAATCATTTATTAAAAGACAAAAAAGATTTAGCAATAAGAGTAGAAAGAAGTAAACTGATATTAGAAGAAGCTAAAAAAAGTTCAAAAAAATTATTAGAAATTTATAATGATGTTTTAAAAAAATTAGATAATATTGAAAATTCTGTAATCGAAAATTCTAATCCTAAAATTGATATTAAAGTATGGGAAACACTTATTGATAATGGCAATTGGGCAAGACCATTATTAGAATCTGAATATTTAATATCTAATAATTTAAATAATGAATCCTATGTGCTAAAAATTTATGAAAAATGTTTAAATATGAGACATAAATGTATTTTAATTGCTCAATCAAGAGAAGATAAAACTAATGAAATAGAGTTTAATAAATATATAGAATTGAGCAAAAAATATGGGAAAGAAAAGAATTTTAAATTAGCTTTAAAGTATATTAAAAAAGCAAATAAAATAATACCGGATAAAATTGTTGCTTTATGGGGATTAGCAACAACATACCAATATCTTGGTAATATTAAAAAATCTATAACTGCATATGATAAATTATGTAGACTTGATGTTGAGAATTTAAGATTTAGATTTGAGCGAGGTCAAGTTTGGTTATTAAAAGATTTACATAGAGGTCTTAAAATATTAAATAGAATTGTTGATAAAACTCATGATTTTGATAGTTTTTGCATAAGGTTAGCCGAATTAGAAATTGGGATAAAAGATTTTAAAAATGCTAAAAAACATATTGATAGGTATCTTGAAATTTATCCACATAGTTTAGAAGCTAAAAAGATATTAGGAATTATTAATAAAAATATAAATAGCTTATTTCACCTATGAAAGAATTATATTAATCCAAATAGATTCTTGGGATACCATCCTCCACCTCCACTTGGGAATGGGTCTGGCAATGATCCGTCATAGGTATATCCTTTACTTATACAATGGGCTACTGAAGCAATTGTATTAGTCCCATACAAAGCTTCGCTATTGGACTCTGAAATATATACTAACCAGTAAATAATATCTTTTGTAATATTTACTGGTGAATTTAAATTTAAAATTACATCTAATCCTTTATCTATTGCGATATCGTTAGAAATAGTAAATTCTTCAGTTACACCTAATAAATCTCCAGGATATCCCGAACCATTATCATTATAAATTCCTAGTAATAATTTATCTCCATTCGCTCCATCGTAAAAAGTAAAACCTAATCGAGTTATTTGACAACTTAAAAAAGCCTTAAATTTTTGAGCTTTTAAGCTATCAGGTGCAGTTGCAGACGTTGTATAACCAATACCTCTTTTTCCAATAACAACTTGTTCTTTTATAAAATCATTAACAAATTGATTATCATCGCTTGGACATTGACCATTTATTAAAATAATACTATTACCACAAAACATAATTATGCACCTTCTTTTGATTATATTATAATTAAAAGAAAAAATAAAGGATTTGTACTAAAAAAAAGGCAAAAATTCTTTATTTTGGTCGTCAAATCTATTATAATTGCTACATGATTGAAAATAAAAGAAGTAAATCTATAACAAAATCTAATACTTCTTATCCTGAAAAGTTACCTGATAATATTATTAATAGATTTAAGTCTGTAATTAGAGAAAAAATAAAAAATATTAAAAGGGATGAGATTAAAACCAGAGGCGAGCCGTTAAAATATAGAAAAGCTTTTTGTTATAAAGTTCTTGATCTTTTTGCTGAGGGGAAAAGTAAGGTAACTGTTGCGACAGAGTTAGGTATAAGCTTGCAGCAATTTTGCAAATGGCGGAAATATTATGATGAATTTGATTTGGCTGTACGAATAGGCGAGCAATTAGGATTAAGATACTGGGAAGAAATAGGTAGGATTAATTTAGGGTCAGGTAAAATCAATCACATATTGTGGATGATGAATATGACGAATAAATACAAATGGTTTACTTCCCGCAACAAAGAGGAGAAAAAATTTAAGAAGGTTAATAAAAAGATTTTGGAAGTAAAATTAAATGATAACAGAATTGCAAAAATCATCAATCTTGCAAAACACAACGAAACGATTATTGATTCTGAGAAACTTATTGAGGATCAATCGGAAATATATACCGATTAATCCAACCGATAAGCAGTTGATTTTCTTAATGCTTGATTGTTTAGATGCTTTTTACGGCGGGAGTGCCGGTGGTGGTAAGAGCATTGCATTATTGACAGCATCATTATTATATGTGCATGAACAAAAATACAATGCTATTTTAATAAGGGATACTATGAAGAATCTATCAATGCCCGACAGTATTATGGATGTTTCACATCAATGGCTTAGCGGTACAGATGCGCATTGGTCTGGCGATAAGAATCGATGGAATTTTCCATCGGGCGCGACACTTTCATTTGGATATTTAGACGATCCTCGTTCGCATTTTAATTTTCAAAGTTCTCAATTTCAGTATGTTGGTATTGATGAAGCTGTTAACATTAGAGAGAATCAGGCAAAATATATGTTTTCGAGATTAAGGAAGTTAAAAGATAGCACAATCCCTATACGATTCAGATGTGCGAGCAATCCACCAGCCGGTGAACAAATAGCACGTGGACAATGGGTAAAAAAAAGATATGTTGATCCTGAAACAAGACAAAAAGGTGTAATTTTTATTCCTGCAAAAATGGAAGACAATCAGCATCTTAATATTAATGAATATAAATTAAGTTTGCAGCAGTTAGATATTATTACAAGAAAGCAACTGGAAGAGGGCGACTGGGAAATTAAGCAATTAGGTAATATATTTAAGCGAGAATGGTTTGAACTTGTAAATGAAGCTCCGATTGAAGCAAAACGGGTAAGATACTGGGATTTAGCAGCAACAGAGCCAACCAAATCTAATAAAGAACCGGCTTATACATCCGGTACTAAGCTGGTAGTAGACAAGAATAATATTATATATATAGAATCAATAATTAGATTCCGAAAAGAGCCTAGATATACCGAACAAATAATTAGACAAACAGCTGATATGGATGGCAGAAATGTAATAATCTATATGGAGCAGGAACCCGGATCCTCAGGTAAAAACAATATTGATCATTATCGTAGAAATATACTACCTGAGTTTGCATTTTATCCCGATAAGGTTTCCGGTAGTAAGTTTCAAAGAGCAACACCATTTTCAAGTCAAGCAGAAGCAGGCAATGTAAAAGTTGTAAAAGGACATTGGAATGAAGACTTCTTCAATGAATTAGAATTATTCCCTGATGGAAAATTTTTTGATCAAATTGATAGTTGTAGCGGGGCTTTCAATGTCTTGTGGACGCCTAAAAGCCCAAGGATAAGAGTATTATGATAAAAGAAATGATAGAAGATAGATATAAACTAGAAGTAGACTCTATAAAAAAACAAATTGAATCTAATTTTTTGTTAGCAATCAATGAGGCGTTAAAAAATAACAATCTTGATGATTTGTCTATTGTAATGCAAAACTACAACGAATATGTGTTAACAAGTATTAACAATTATAATTTTGAGATGGTAAGAAACAACAATAGCATTATTGCAAGTAAAAAAAATATAAAAGAGAGATAAATATGATTAGCTTTATATCTAAAAAAAAAGGATTTGATATGCTAAATTTTATTTTAGTTTTGTCTATAATAATTTCAATTATAGCATTGATACTTATAATTAGTTGGAATAAGAAATAATGAGAAGCCTTATTGGGAATAAAACATGACAGATGAAGAAAAAGAATTCCATGAATTCATGAAAGCGCAAGAGGAGGCAATTCAAAAATACAAATGGATAGAAAGTCAAAAAGCAGGGCGAGATTTAGGGTTAAGTTGTGTTTTATACTGGATAGATAATTTTGCAAAGAAATTTAGAGAAGATTGGGGGAATAAAAAATGAACATATTAACATTATTACAACAATATGGAGTTGTTAATATTCTTACTATTATTCTAGTAGTAGGAATAATGACAAGAATTAGAAAAATATTTCTTGATAAATTATTAAAAGATTATATTAAAGATAATTGGTTGAAATGGCTAATTAGAATCTGGATAGCTTTTATTTTATCATTCGGGTTGTCTATTTTAGGATTTTTAAATGAATTTAATCTAGCAGAATGGATAAAACAAGGCGTGATAAGTTGGATATGTGCTTGGATATTTCATGATGCTGTTAAAAATTTATTTTTTAGAAATAAAGTAAGGGATAATAATGAAAGATAAAATAAAATCTATATTGATTAAAATTAGTGTAATAGTAAATATTATATTTGGGATAGTAATATCTATTCTGGCATTTCTTGTATTATCGGATAACAATTTTAATAAAAAAATAGAAAACCTTGAAAAAAGGAGGAAAAAAAATGAAGAAGCTATTGATAATATTGATTATGACAATATCAATAATGATGGCACACTCAAATGAGATAGAGCATGATGATATATTGAATAATTATATTTTATCATTTCAAATGCAAAAAATAACTCATGACGGTGTCGAAGGCTTTTTTATCCCGTTCACGGGGTACAAGCAATTATTATTTTTGCTTAACGATTATGTATTTTTGCAAAAAAAATATGATATCACAATGAAACATTTAAAAAATTATAATGCAATTAAATTCGGACTTGGAACGATGTCCGCAGTTAGTATAACTGAATTTATATTATTATTTGTAGTTGGATTTTTTTGTTACAGCATGGGGGTTGTGTATGGCAATAAATAACGGAGATTATTATCAATATAAGAGATGGGATCAATTTCATTTTTATGAATTAAGTATCGCATTGAATAGTATTTCAGGAATCAATACTGAATTATATTTTTCAGTTTTATGGAAATTGGCCGAATTAAGATTACATCTTAGTACTGCTCTTATTTCAGATTGCACATTAATTGCTGCAATTAGTTCTATTCAGGATAGCAGCATAAATCAAAGATTACTTAGCCAGCAAATTAGCAATGCACAAGATGTTATTATTCAATACGATAATCCATTAGTATTTTTTAGTGGTGATACATTAGTAATTACAACAAGCACAATAAGTGTTACTAATATTGTTGGAATTGAAGCGATTGGTTGGGCAGTAAGAGGATAGAAAATGAAATTTTTAGGATTGTTTAGTAAAAATAAAAAAGAAACCAAAAAAAATCATCAAACTAAGGTGAGTAAAACTCTTGTAATAGATTCAAAATATGGCACAGCACACTGGCCTGACCGTGATTATATGAATTTTTCAAAAGAAAGCTACATGAAGAATGTTATCTCTTTTAGATGTATTTTTTATATAGCTTCGAGTTTGGCAAGCGTTGATTGGGGCCTTTATAAGAAATCTGATACTGAACGAATACAAATTACCGACCATCCAATTGTGAATATCCTAAAAAGAGCAAATCCGGATACAAGCTTTACCTTTTTAATGCAGCGATTGATTAGTTTTTTTCTGATAACCGGCAATGCCTATATTGAACGTGTTACAGTTGCTAATGGCGAGATTCGAGAATTATATGCGCTAAGACCTGATAAGATTACGATTAAAACAAATAAAGATACCGGTGTAATCGCTGAATATGTGTATGATCAAAAATTAAATTTTCCTGTCGACCCAATAACCAAAAAATCAGATATCTTGCAAATAAAATCATTTCATCCGTTAGATGATTTTTATGGGTTGAGTATTACAGAACCGATTTCCCGGGAGATTGATAGTAGCAATGAAGCGACAGAATGGCAAAAGAAAGTGTTTGAAAATGAAGGCAGACCCGGTATGGCTGTATTTGTGCATGGATTTCTAACAGATGCACAATGGGATAGACTCGAGAAGCAATTGAATGATAAATATCGAGGCAGTAAAAATGCAGGTAAAACTATTGTAATTGAGGGAGAATCAACCGGCGACATGAAGCCATATAGTTGGACTCCGAAAGAAATGGACTGGATTGAATCAAATAGAGAGTTAAGTAGAAAAATATGTAATGGGTACGGCGTGCCTCCAATGTTATTGGGAATTCCTGGAGATAACACGTATTGTTTGCCATATAAAACTAGGATTTCAACACCTGATGGATATAAATATATTGGTGATTTAAACAAAGGTGATAATGTTTATTCGTTAAATAAAAAGGGCAAGTTAATAAAGAATAAAATTAAATGGCAAGGGAAAGTTGGAACTAAAAAAATATATAAAATAAAAACTAGAAATAAAACAATTGAAGCAACTGAGAATCATCCAATTTTGATAAGAAAAGAAAGACTTGTCAATGCTCCAATGTTTAATAATAGAATGTCAAAAGAAAAAGAATATTATTTAGAATATATACAAGTAAAAGATTTAAAAATTGGTGATATTGTAACTCAGTGTAAAAAAATTCCTTATGATATAGAAGATAAAGATATAACTGAGAAAGAAATGGAATTATTAGGTTATTATTTAGGCGATGGATATAAAAGTGATCCGGTATATATATCAGATAACAAAGGATATAAAAGAGGCGGAGTAATTTATTTAGCAATACAAGAAGGTTGTGAATATGAAGAATATTATAAAAATATTGCAGATGAAATAATCGGAATTACTGGGATAAGGCGAAATAGAGCAATTAGTTATGGTTCTACTAATTATTGTAAAAGAATAAATGAATTAGGGTTATATGGGACAGCACATGAAAAAAGAATTCCGGATTGGATTTTTAAATTGCCAAAAAATAAAAAATTAGCATTTTTAAGAGGTATTATTGATTCTGATGGGAGCATTAATCATCAAGGACGATGTCAATTTGTATTATGTAATTTAGAATTGATAAAAGATATAAGATATTTATGCTTACAATTAGGATTACAAGTTAACAATATAAGGAAACAAGAATATATTTCATTATTGCCGAATGGCAAAAAAATAAATGCAACATCTTATACTTTTTTAGTTACTAGCGCAAAAGATGTTAATGAAATAAAAAGTCATACTTTTTCTTATATAGAAAAAATTAATAAAAATTTAAAAAAACAAAAAAAAGAATATTTATTGAGTACAGGCGGAAAAAATTCAATTGATAAAATAAAAAACTTAATAGATATTGAATATATGGAATTTTCAACAATAAACTGCATCGAAGAATTAGATGAAACAGATGTATATGATATTGAAGTTGAAAATAATCATAATTTTATAGCAGAAGGAATTATTGTTCATAATTCTAACATGAAAGAAGCCCGTGCAGGTTTTTGGGAAGAAACGATAATATATTATTTAAATCTATTTAAAGGTGAAATAAACAATTGGATTTTTGAAACCGACGAGATATTCATTGATTATGATTTGAGTAAAATACCTGCGCTAGAATACAAAAAAGAATTGATGTGGAAAAGAGTTGAAAATGCAGATTTTCTGACAATTGATGAAAAAAGGGAAATGGTTGGAAAAGAGAAATTACCTAACGGTATGGGAAATGTAATATTAGTTAACATGGGATCAACTACATTAGATCAATTACTAGCTGATAATGAAGAATTAGACTCAATGCTTGATGGCGAAGAGCAACAAGATGAGGAAGATAAAGAAATACAAAAATTAGTTGATGAGGGTTATTCTGATGATATGGCAAGAATAATTGTTGGAGAGAGATATGAATGAATTCTATTGTAATAAGAAAGGATGCGAGATTATCGAAATGACATATCCTGAAAGTAAACCGTTTGCGAATGAATATAGTTGCAGGCTTCGTGATCCCTCTAAGTATGATAGATTTCGACGTGAGAATAATGCGGGGACGCACAATGGGAAAAGATTAGATTTTATTTGGGGGATTAAGGGAAATAAGGTTGAGATACAGGCTATAAGGATGCCGAAAAAAGATTGGTCAAAAGATGCAGCTAAAAAATATTGTAATACAAAGGAGCATATACTTTTTGAATGATAAATATAACTAGAAATAAAAAATTGTTTGTTCAGCAAATGCTAATAGCAATGAAATATTACGAGCTGAAAATGTATAGAAAGATAAGAGCTGAATTGAACAAAATATTTAAAGAGGTTTCAATAATGATTGAACATGGTGATCCACTAAATATCGTACCCGTAATTGTTAATAAGCATTCTCAAAAAATGCTTGATATTTTCAAAATTGAATATAAAAGAATAGGTACATACAATTTTGAAAATGTTAATAGGCGATTGCAGGAAATAAAGCCTAAAAAAATTAGTGATTATTATAAAAAGGATAGTGAGCATAATTTTTGGTATTATTACAATCTTTGGATAAATGGACAGGCTTTGTCAAAGAGCAGGATAATTGATGGCAGTACTAAAAAAATATTAAGGGGTATAATTGATAAAGGAATAAGAGATGCAAAGAGTTATAATGAAATTGCAAAAGATATTGTTAAAAAAACAGAACTTAATAAAAATAGAGCTATGATGATAGCTACAACTGAGGTGCATACGGCTTTCAACAAGAGTACTTTTGAGAGTATTGAAAGCAATAATGTAAAGATGGAATCTAAGGAATGGATAAATGTAGGGGATGAACGTGTAAGACGATCGCCTTTCAATCATGTTGCTGCTAATGGAGAGACAGTACCTATGCATGAAAAATTTACTCAAACAGGTGGCGCTCTTATGTATCCCGGCGATATTAGTAGTGAAGGATCTGCCGCAGCAAATATTATTAGATGTCGATGTCAGGTATTATATAATACCGAAGTAACTGAGATTGAATAGATTGAGGAGGAAAAATGGAAAAAAAATATTTTGATTGTGCATTTATTAAAGAGGATATTTCAGAAAAAGGAATTTTTCAGGGATACGGCAGCACTTTTGGTGGTGATCCCGATGATTATGGTGATATAGTAGTCAGCGGAGCATTCAAAGAGACATTAAAAAAAGGTGGCCGTAATGGTAATGGTGTCTGCATGTTATGGCAGCATAGAAGCGACAAGCCCATTGGAGTATATGAAGAAATCGAGGAAAATAGAAAAGGGCTTAGGATTGTTGGACAATTAGCGTTAGAAGTTCAGCAAGGGAAAGAAGCTTATATTTTGATGAAAATGGGCGCATTAAATGGGTTGAGTATAGGATGGGATTTTCTAAGAGATGAAAATAATAATATATATGAAGATAGTTATGAGATTGTTAAAACAGAAGAAAAAAGTAAAAGATATTTAAAAAGATTGGAATTATGGGAAATTAGTCCAGCTACTTTTCCGGCAAATAGGCGAGCTACAATAGTATCCGTGAAGGATGCGATTAAGAATGCTAAGAATATTCGAGATTTTGAGAATGCTCTTCGAGATGAAGGGAATTTGAGTCATAATGCTGCGAAATATATAGCAAGTATATGTAAGCCTACATTGGAGAAGAATTGGAATAAATATACTTATGAGATGTTACATCTTGTGAGAGATATAAGGAAAAAAATAGGAGGATAAAAAAATGAGTGATACTATTGAGAATGTAATGCCTGAAAGTCAGGTTGCAGAAGAGGCAATAAAAGAACTAAAACAATTTGGCAATGACATTACTGGCATTAAGAATCAAATTGATGAAATGAAAAAAAACTATAAGAATCTTACTGATAGTTTTGAAGTTGAAAAACAAGATAAAACAAAAATTGAAAAGCTAAAAACAGTTGTTACAGCATTACAAGAAGAGATAGAGAAGAAATTCAAGGAAAATCAAGAAAAAAATATAAAAAGAATTGAAAACATTGAATTGGCAATGAAAAGACCGGGAGGAATTGTAACAGAAGCTAATGAGAAAGAATTCAAGGAAGCATTAGAACATCATATTAGCTGTAAGGCAGTCAAGGGCGATGGAGGAATCAATTACAAAGAAATTAAAGATTTTAAACCGAACATAGAAGAATTTAAATCTTATAAAAAAGCTTATGAAAACTTCTTAAGAATGGACGAAAAACTGGTAACTCCGGAAGAATACAAAACACTAAGCGTTGGTGTTGATCCACATGGGGGATATACGGTAACTCCATTCATGGCAACTCAAATATTAACTAGAATGTATGAGAGTGATCCTATACGTCAACTAGCTCAGACAATGTCTATTAGTACTGACGCTGTCGAATGGCTTGTCGATAGAGACCAAGCGACTGTGGGCTGGGAAGGTGAAACTGAAACCGGTGCGCAGACGGGTACACCTGATTTCGGAAGAAAAAGGATCCCTGTTAACACCATGTATGCAAAACCTCATGCAACACAGCAATTACTCGAAGATTCAGCGATTAATATTGAAAGTTGGCTTGCCAACAAGGTTGCTGAACGAATGGGCAGATTTGAAGGTGCTGCATTTGTTTCAGGAGATGGGATTAATAAACCTCGTGGGTTTTTGACTTATGATAATGGTACCAGCTGGGGACAAATTGAACAAATAGCATCAGGTGCAGCTGCTGCATTAACTGCTGATGGATTTGTCAATCTAAAATATTCATTGAGAGAAGAATTCTTAAATTCAGGCACATGGATAATGAACAGATTAACATTAAGAGATGCAATGCTTCTTAAGAATGGTATGGGTGATTATATATGGAAACCAAGTATGATTGCTAGTGATCCATCAAGTTTGATTCTAGGGTTACCTGTAAGGATGAGTACATCGATGCCTACTGTTGCAGCTTCTGCATTAGCAGTAGCTTTGGCAGATTTCAAACGAGCTTATATGATAGTCGATAGGTTAGGTATTACTATCCAGAGAGACCCATATACAGTCAAACCATTCGTAGAATTCTATACAAGAAAAAGAGTTGGTGGTGATGTAATTGATTATGACGCTATCAAATTAATGACTATAAGTGCATAAGGAGGTAAAAAATGGGAAACAGAGAAAATTATTCAAATTTTGCGTATTATCATGCATGGGCGCCAGATGTAACAACTGATGCAGCTGGCAGTGCCGGCGGTCAAACTATTGATATGCGTGGATACGATACAGTAACATTAGCAATAATGATAAAATCTTACGCATCGCTAGGTAATGGCGCTGGTGATTATGTAGTATTTCAGTTGATGCATGGATTAGCAAGCGCTGCGGGTGTATCAGCATGGAGTCTCGTGCCATTATCACAGATAATTCATAGTGTTGTTGGTGGATATGATTCAGCTGCCAGTACTGGAGAATTTTTGAGTATAGCAAGTGCTAGTGATATTGCTGCAAGTGGTAATAGTGCTACTTACATTGTAGGATACAAGAAAGATAATAAACATAGATATTTGAGACTAAATATCAGTAACGTTGGTGCGGCTTCTGCAATGTGGTTGGCTGCAATAGCAGTATTAGGTGAACCAGCTAATTGGCCTGTAAATGAACCGGTTAATACATAATAATTTTAAATCGGACCGTAGATATATTTCTACTGTCCGAAATATAAAAGGAGGAAAAAAATGGCTGGTAGAGATGGAAAATATATGACAAAAGTCGGAATTGAACAAGGTGCGGAAAGAATATTCATTGATGATGACGGTTATTTCAATGTTGATGGAGCTGATGTTACCGGTAATCAATTAAGGAACGCCTTGTATACAACAATGCAACTATTACGTCCTTCTATGGCTAATACTCAATCTTTGACGGAAAAAAATTTAACGTCAGGTATAGGCGTTGTAATTTTTTCGACAACGTCTAATTGGACAAATATATCATTCTGGGTTACTTCATGTGTTGCAGGAATGGAAGTATTTCTTATAATGCGACCCGGGAGTGCGACGGGACAAAGTGGTAAAATATGGATATCTGGATCTGGTTGTTCAATAATGAGTCCGCATGGTGCGAATATTTCTGGTTTTTACATGAGAAATTCCAGTAATAGTCAAGCTATGGTAAGATTACGCTGTTTTGAGGATGATGAATGGTGTGTAATTGAGACAAGAGAAGGATATGCAGAATCATAGGAGGAAATTTATGAAGGTTAAAATGCTTAAAACTATACAGGGAAGTCCGAACGGGTATACAATAGAAACTTATTATAAGGATGAAGTATACAATATCCCTGATAAATTATATCAAGCATTTAAAAAATTAAATGTTATTAAAGATTTTGTTGAAATTGATAAGCGAAAGATAAAGCCTAAAAAAGAAGAAAAAAATATTTTGAATTCGCCTATGAATAAAGCGTTAGATAAATCGACTAATAATAAGTCTAAGGATGATATTAATGATAACAGAAAATGATTCCAAAAATGATAATAAAAACTGGATTATTATAACTGAACCTGAATCATATCCCGTAACAGTTGAAGAAATTAAAGAATTCGCTCGTATTGATGGGAATGACGAGGATTCGATATTGGAATCTTTTCTAATCGGAGTTGTAAATGATACTGAGGCGTATCTAAAAAAAGCTCTTATTACTAGACAATATAAAATGATAATGGATGCATGGAATGATAAAGAAATTGAATTACCCATGCCTCCATTAATTTCAGTACAATCAATTAAAACAATTGATGAGGATGGTAATGAGACTGTATATGATTCTGATAATTATTATGTTGTAACCGAAAGTATTCCGGGTAAAATAATAATTAAGAAAAACTCTCAAAAGCCTTTGAATAGTGAAAGAGAAAGCGGGGGGTATGAAATAATCTTCACGGCTGGATATGGAAATGATGCATCAAGCGTTCCTAAACAAATACGAATTGCAATAATGCAATGGGTTACTATGATCTATGAGAATAGAAGTATGACTGACAGTGAAACATTAAAAAACGAGCCTCCACCAGAGGTAAAAAAAATACTTAAAACTTATAGGATAGCAAGGATATGAGAAGTTATATTGCGGGAAAATTAAAACATAGAATTCATATTATGCGTGCAATTGATACACCTAATGAATTTGGTGGTTTTTCCAGACAGTATAAAAAATTAGTTTCGTTACATGCATGGAAAAAATCTATTGGAAGTTATCTTATGCTTATAAGAGGCGGTAATATTGAGCAATACAATTACAATTCTCCTATGAGTACGGATGAATTTGGAGTAAGATTCTCCAGTGTTATATCAAAATTTCAAAGAACTTTTGATAGCGGATATGAATCTGGAGTCGACAGTCTTGAAAATGGAGGTATGGGCAGAAAGTTTAGTATTGGATATGATAATGGTTTTGATAGTCTTACAGATATGTATCCAATTAAATCTGATTATTTTGTTTTTTTACAATCCGGCAATAGTGATGCTTATAGAGGCAGATTATATCGAATTAATAGAATTGTGAGGGATGATAATTTGAAAGAATTTGTAATCTTCCAATGCAGTGAGGATGAAGAGCGAGGGCTAGGAGCTAGCGAATGAAAATTGATATTGATGTTAGAAATGAAGAAGAAATATTAAAATTCATTAAAGCCTTTGGAAGCGAAGGAAGAAAAGCAATTGTTAATGAATTGCATAAAATTGCTGTTGATGTCAAAAATGATATACTAAAATCTATGAGAAGTAGCCCCGGTGGTGGACGAGTATATAAAAGTAAAGGTAAAGTTCATGCTGCAAGTTTGCCGGGATTTCCACCTAAAGTAGATACAGGTAACTTATGGAATAGAATATATGTGGATAAAGGTTATGATTATAGTGAAGTGTATACAAATAATGTTAAATATGCAAAATGGTTGGAGAAAGGAACTAAAAAAAAGGATGGAACTAAAAAAATGGAAGAAAGACCATTTTTTGGACCTGCGATTGAAAGAAGTAAATGGAAACGTCGAATTATAAATAGAATAACAGCTGAGAGATTTGCGGGTAGGAGGTTGAAAGGGTGAGATTAGGACAAATTGTATTAAGAATAAGAAGTAAAAAAACTTATTTTGATAATTATGTTGGCGGAACTGCGGAATTAGATTTAGCTATAAGCAATACTTTAAAAAAAGACATGGCATTTGTAATCCCATTGGTTGATGATGCCGGTAAAAATCAGTATGATACATCTATCAATCAAAGAATAATAGAAAGATTTGGCGTTGTTGTAGCATTAGCTAATGATTCGAGTCAAACCGATAAGTTAGGATTTTTATCTTACGATAAATTGCATGAAATAAGAAATGATTTAATTCGTGCATTAGTAGGATGGATGCCAATCGGTGCGGAATGTCCGGTATGTTATCGAGGGGGGAAGCTTATTGATGTTAATAATGCATATCTCTGGTATCAATTTGAGTTTGAATATGATTCCAGAATTGTAGATGAGGTAACTTCACAAGGTCACGTTACTGGAGATGCAATCATACAAGATAGTTATTTTGATGATACTGAAGAGCCTGTGCCTTTTAACACGATATATATGCAATTGATTAATACGCCAGATTCAAGAATACCGTATAAAAATAAGTTTGGCGAGGATGGTGATATGCCATTCCCTGACGATTTTCCAGATGTTACATTGCCAAATATGGCAAATTGGATAGATTTAACAAAAAATCCGGATGCAGGTGCTTTTTCAAGAGCTTTTGCAACAGGATTTGATTTAGATTTTACATAAAGGAGGAATTATGGAAGGATATAAATTTATTAAACCAAAAAATCAAAAAATTATTATTAGAGACCCAATTAGTAAAATACCTTTGAATGAAAATGGCGAATTAAAACCATGGATTGGAAGAGAAGGTATATATTGGAGAAGGAGAGTTAAAGACGGGAGTTGCATAATAACAGAACAACCTGAAACACCTGAATCTAATAATAATGAATCTAATAATAGAAATAGAAGAGGAGGAAGATAATGATTAGTTTCAATAATATTCCTAATACGACAAGAACGCCGGGTGCTTATATTGAGATTGATAATAGCAGAGCGATAAAAGGACTGATTAGTAATCCGCACAAAGTGCTTATTCTTGGGCAGAAACATATTACAGAAGGCAATGCAGTGTTGAATACTCTTTATGCAATTAGCCGAGATAATTTAGCTGATGGATATTTTGGAGTTGGGTCTAATTTAGCAAGAATGTGTAATATTTTCAAGGGTAATAATAATATTACAGAAGTATATGCAATGGCTCTTAGCGGGGATGCATTAACTGTTAATGCATCAGGTGTAATTTATTTTTCAAATTCATTATCGCATGCAACTGGAGTAGTTAGCACTAATAATGAACAATTACATGTTATGATTAATGGCAGTGCTTTTGATTTGCCATTAACATCAGGCTGGAGTAATTGTCAAATTGCATCTGCATTAGTAGCGTTAATTAATGCTAATAGTAATGTTGGAGCAATAGCAAGTAATGCAGTTGGAGAAAGCTTTGTAATACTACAATGTGTTGATGTCGGAAGCGTTGGTAATAATTTTAATCTTAGATTTAATTATCTTGAAGGTCAGAGTTTCCCTACATGTTTTAACGGCAATAGTATAACTGCGACAGGATTTGCTGGAGGTGTTGGCGCTCCTGATATAACAGATGCTTGGACAGTAATCGAGAGTGAACAATTTCAGCATATAATAACTCCATGGGAAGATGATACTAATCTTGATGCATTAGAATCCGAATTAGCTGATAGATTCAAACCACTTGAAGATAAACAGGGGCATGGATATACGGCAATAAGAGCAACACAAGCGGATTGTACAACTGCGGGTAATGCAAGAAATTCCCCTTTCACTACTATAATAGGCGCTTATGATTCGCCAACTGATCCGGCCGAATGGGCCGCAGCATTAGGCGCACAAGCAAGTTATAATCTTAACAATGATCCAGCTAGGCCATTACATACATTGAAATTGAAAGGAGTCCTACCTCCTCCAACAGAAAATAGATTTACACGAGAGGAAAGAGATATTCTGTTATATGATGGTATTAGTACTTTTACAGTCGATAGCACGGGTAATGTATTACTTGAACGGGTTATTACAACGTATCAAACTAACGCTCTTGGAATTCCAGACCCAAGTTATTTGGATATTCAAACATTGTTTACGTTAGCTGAAATAAGGTATCAGTATAAAGCCAGAATGATTACTAGATTTATTCAGACAAGACAAAAATTAGCTGATGATTCTTATCCCGTACAAACAGGCATGAATATAGTAAGACCGAAGGATGTCAAGGCTGAGAGTATTAGTCTATTTACCAATTTGAGAGATCAGGGGCTGATTGAAAATCTTAATGATTTTATTGACAATCTTATTGTTGAAAGAAATAAAACTGATGTTAATAGAGTAGATGTATTATTGCCACCTGATTTGATTAATCAGTTCAGAATTTTAGCGGGACTAATACAATATATTTTATAAGGAGGTATAACTATGAGCAGAAGAATAACCGGAAGAATAGAAGTGCTGGTAAATAGTGTACCGCTTTTGAATAAGGCCGGTGCTGTTGCGTCTGGGTTAGGATTAAGCGGAGAACCTAATTTTGAATTAAAGCCCGTTAATGGTGATACAGGCTTGCATGGGTTTGTTGAAGAACCTATCAATGCAATGCTGGAAGTAACAATAACAGACAGGGACGACGTTAAATTAAGTGATTTGGCTAAAATAAGAGGTAACGGAACTGTAATATTCAGAGCAGCTGGCGGAGGTAAATCCTACACAATGGAAGGCGCAACGTGTACAAGAAATTTCAATATTACCGGTGGCGAAGGCGAAACGCCTATTAAATTTGTAGGTGCTTATTGGACTGAAAGCGTTCAATAATAGGAGAGATTATGAATTCAGTTGAATTAAAATATCCTGTGAAAATTATAAGAAATGGGAAAGAGGAAGAGATAAAATATTTAACACCGAGTAGATTAAAAGTTAAACATTTTGAACTTCTTCCTGAAAGCCTATTGGCGAAAGCTAATGAAAAAGGAAAATTAGAATTTTCTGCAAGCGAAATGTTGCCGGTATTCAAAGATTTAATTCCGTTTCTTGCCGGGATATTTAATGTGCCGGAAGAAACTATGCGAGATGTTGATTTTGAGGATATTGAATCTGTTATAGAAGTTTTAGAAGAAGTTTTTCCAAAAGACACTGAAAAAAAAAATTAAGCATCCCGAAGAATTGGAGAAAAGGGAAAACGATATTAGCTGGCACGTTTCATTTTCAACCATCAGAGATAAATAATTTATATCTTGATGAATTTTTAGAATGGGTAGAAGAGGCGGATGAAATAAACAGGAGTATTAATAATAATGGCGTCAACATTTGATCTATCAGTAATATTCAGAGCAATCGACAAAATGTCAGTCCCGATGCAAAAAATGGCGGGTAAGTTAGAAAAATTTGGTGAAAAAACTAAAAAAGTTGGTGATAAATTATCAAATATTGGTCAAAAGATGACTACTTTTATTACGTTGCCGATTATTGCTGCTGGAACTGCGAGTATAAAATTTGCATCTGATTTTACCGAATCTATGAACAAAGTTGAAGTCGCATTTGGCGATAATGCCGAAGGTGTAAAAGAATGGAGTAAAACTACATTAAAAAATTTTGGTATTGCACAAGGTAGCGCATTGGATATGGCTGCACTTTTTGGTGATATGTCCACTTCTATGGGGCTTACAACAGATGTAGCGGAAGAAATGTCTACGTCATTGGTTGGATTAGCAGGAGATTTAGCGAGTTTCAAAAATATACGAATTGAACAAGCTCAAACTGCATTGGCTTCAATTTATACTGGAGAAACTGAAAGTTTGAAAAAGCTTGGTATTGTAATGACTGAGGTTAATCTGCAAGAGTTCGCTTATTCAAAAGGTATTACAAAAAAGATTAAAGATATGACACAAACAGAAAAGGTAATGCTTCGATACAATTATGTTATGTCAAAATCTGCTAATGCTCATGGAGATTTTTTGAGAACTGGCGGCGGTGCTGCTAATCAGATGAGAATTATGCAAGAGTCTCTAAAAGAATTGGCAAATAGCTTCGGCCAAATATTGTTGCCAATTTTTACAAAAGTTATTACAAAAATGAATGAATGGATACAAAGGTTTAATGCTTTAAGTCCAAGAGCTAAAAAAATAATTTTGATTATATTGGCTATTACCGCAGCAATTGGGCCGCTGACATTTATTATAGGAAAACTTATAAGTTCAATAGGAACACTTATGAAAGTTGTTAAGTTTCTTGTAACACCACAAGGATTATTGATAACTGGAATAATATTAGCTGTTGTTGCTGCTATAATATTAATAATTGTAGTGATAAAAAATTGGGGTAAAATTACATCATGGACAACAGATAAATGGAAAAAATTTGTTGATTATATTAAAAGGATGCCACGTATAATTTTTATACTTATTGCAGCGTTTGCACCATTTTTATTATTGCCAATTCTAATTATAAGGAATTGGGAAAGATTAAAAAAATTCTTTACTTTTTTATGGAGAAGTATTGTAAATATTTTTTTCGCAGTAATAAATAAAATTAGTGAAGTATGGAATACTTTTATGAGTTGGTTATTGGGGAAATTAGAAGAATGGGGTATAACTAAATTTTTGAAAGAACTTTGGGCTGGAATTGTTGGAGCATTTAAAATAGCAATAGGTAAAATAAAAGAACTTTGGATAGCCTTCACAGATTGGGCTAAAAATAATCCTGTATTAAAATGGTTGTTTGAAACAAAACCGGGTAAGCTTGAAAATCAAAAGAAAAAAGAAGCTGAAAAAGAAGAAAAAAAGAAAAAAGAAGAAGAAAAAAAGAAAGAGAAAAAAACATTATTAAACATGGATGAGATGTTTAAAAAATTTAAAGGCGGAATGGCTGAAAAAAATATTGTATATGTAAATGTTAAGGTCTCAGCCGAAGACGGTTCAGTTGCTACAATTGATAGAGTAAAAAGTACCGGTAAAATGAAAAAAAAGATACAATCTGATAGTAATCTTAGAGGATGGAGTCATTAATGAGTTGGAGAGACAGATTAGTTGATGCAAGTTATAAGAATATTCCATTCAAAATGTCATCACATGATTATTCGTCTGGAAGAAGAACACAACTAAAACAATTTGCGAATAGAGAGACGCCATACCTCCAGGATTTTGGGAAAGAAGCTGAATCTTTTACAATTGAAGCCTATATTATTCAAAATATTGAAAATGAATTTGATTATTTCACTGAAAGAGATAATTTGATAAGGGTATTAAGACAGGGAAGTGCCGGCACTCTTATTCATCCGTTTTTGGGGATAAAAAAAGTAGGAGTTGACGGGCAATTTTCATTAAAAGAAACTTTCGATGAAGGCGGTATTGCTAAATTCACAATTACATTCACGGAAAAAGGGAAAAGAGCATTACCTAAAAGCTTAACTGATTTTTTTAGTGCTGTTGATAAAGCCATTAATGAGGCTATGGATATGGTTGGCGATGCTTTTTATAATGCATATAGTACAGTTTCATTATTTCAAGATACATTATCTAATGCAATTGGTAGAACAATAGGGACAATACAATCAGGATTAAGTTTTACAAATGGAATAGCAACAAAAATAATTAATGAATCTGCCGGTAATGTATCATTGATTAGAAACTCTATTAGCGATATTATAAATACTCCTAATGATGTTTTTAATGCGTTGAAAAATTCATGTTATAGTATGGCTAGTGTGTGTGGTATGAGTAGTATTTTACTAGCTGAACAAATTGAGAAAGGTTATGCGAGCGATAATGGATTAGCTGTTGAAGATAGGGCTAAAGATAATTTTGCCGATAAAATTACTCTGAGTACTAATATTACAGGCGGAGAAACCGGTAATTATTCCGGAGTTGTAAGGGGGAATGTTGTTGAACTTGATCCTAATAATATTGATGTAATTCTTGGAAAATCAGTCATAAGGAATATGATTAATATTGTTAATAATTATGATATGACGCAACTCGCATTAACACCGAGTTTTCAAGAAAAAAATATAATTTTATTATTGGATACATTTAAATTTCAAATAATAGCAACTATATGTAGAATAGCGATAAGGATTAATTTTTTTGGGCAAGAAGATTTATTAGAATATCTAGAAGAAATAAATACTATGATTGATAATGTTCTTGATGATCTAGGTGCTGAGGCTGCGTATGGTTCTAGCGCTATTGGTGTTGGATCCGGTACTGAACCTATTGATAATAAAGATATTTTTCTTTGTATACAGGATATAAAAAAGACATTCACTGACAATATGATGTTGAAATCTAGTTCTATAACAAAAGCGATCAATTATAGAATACCTATTGATATAGAGACAACATTAGAATTAGCATATAATAAATATAATGATTTAGAGAGAAGTTTTGAAATTTTTCAAAAAAATAAACCTATAATTCAGCATCCCGGATTTATGCCGAACAATGAAATAATAAGGATATTAGATGAATAATAATGTTATTTCAATTATTTCTAATGGATTCAAATATCAAGATTGTTGGGAAAGAATGAATATAAGAATGAGTATGGAAAATATTTGCAGTGAAATATCATTAAGTACATTAAATTTTTTTGAAAAAGAATTAGGGCTTTATAAATCTTCAAAAAATGGAGAATGGAAACTAAAAAAAGGAAACCAATATATTGCCATGATTGATAATGAAAAAATTAGTACTGGGTATATAGATCGAGTTGGTATAAATTATGATGCAAACAGTAGTGATATAGAATTTTATTTGCGTGATAAAACAAGTGATATTGTAGATTGTTGTTATTTTTCTGAGACTGAAAATGAATTTAAAGATCAAAAACTTATAGATATATTTAAAAAATTGTGTGATCCGTTTTCTATCGAAATAGAAGTTGATCCAACAGTTCAAAGTTTAGTTAATACAAAACTAGAAAATTATACTGTTGATCAAGGTAGGTCTGTTGCTGATCTTATAGTTGATGAATGTGTAAAATTAGGTATTCTTGTAATTACTAATTCAGATGGAAAACTATTTCTAACGCAACCAACTTTGAGTGATATTAGTTCTGATATATTAACAGACACAAATATATTAAGCGCTCAAATGGGCAGTTCTTTGACTGATAGGTATAGTAATTATATAACGAAAGCAGAAATAAAACCGGATAAGCTATATGAAGTAGATCAAGAGCAAGAATGGATCGAAAAAGAAAAAGCTGGGAGTTATAGAAATAAAAAAAAGGTTGAAGATGCTGAGTTGCGTAATAGATTCAGGCCTTATATTATGCTCTCTGATACAGCACAAACAATTGAAGATTGTATCAAACGAAGTTTGTATGAAGCGAATATAAGACGTGCAAAAGGATTATTGATTAACTATACGCTTGAAGGTTGGACTGAAGTTAATTCAGGAAAGATATGGAAACCAAATCGATTAGTAAAAGTAAAAGATAGTAAATTTGAGATTGATGAATTGATGTTAATTAATGCTGTTAATTTAGATTTTGATTCTGATTCCGGATATATGTCAACATTAGAATTAGTAAGAAAAGAATGTTACAGTACTAATGAACAAGCAATTCAACTTGTAAAAAAAGGATTTTAGATGGAATTTAGAGGGATCATCGGCAGTATTATAAGAAAAATATTTCTTCTAATTTCGAGAGGTAAAGTCTTGGCAATTGATAATGATTATGAAGAAATGCAAAAAATTCAAATAAGCAATCTAGCTGATGAAGTAATATCGGATATAGAAAGATATCAAGAATATGGGTTTGAAAATTTTCCTGTAATTCCTAATGCTGAGGCTATTACGTTGTTTATATATGGTAATAGAAATGCGAATAAAGGCATTAATATTAAAATTAATAATAGAAAATTAAGACCTACCGATCTAGCCAGCGGAGATGTATGTATCTATACAATTGACAGTAATAATACTAATGCAAATAGAATATGGATGAAACCTGAAAAGAATGAAATAAATATTGTAACTTATGATGGTCATAATATTTTGATTAATGATGATGGTATTATAATAGAGGATGGGGTTAATGCACATAAGGTTACATTTGATAATAATGGTATTCTCGTTGAAGATGGAGTTAATAGCCATAAGGTTACATTAGATGGTACCGGTATCATTGTTGAAGATAGTGTTAATTCTGGAAATATTATAACATTAGATAGTGCAGGATTAACAATAGAGGATATGAACGGCAATACGATAGAAATGGGAGTTACAAGCGTAAAAATAAACGGGAATTTAGAGGTGTTACAATAATGGCGTTAAAAGAATTTGCAGTTGTAGGCATGACATTTAAATTCGTAAACCCTGCTCATTCAGGTACTGTAACAGTTACAGGTGCAGCATCTACGAAAGTAAAAGCTGGAGGACAATTTGTATATAAAACACTTCTAGCTATCTCTATTAGTAATGGTTCTGATGGGAGTACAACTATAAATGCAACTGGTACCGGTGTACTAATTGCAACAGCTATTAAGAATAAAGTCGATGGGCAATTTGTTTTGAGAAAAGGAGATCAGAGTACTGTGATAACAATGACCGGTGATAATATGAGTCCACCGCCACCTACAATGACATATACAACAGTTGTTGAAATTGATGATCCCGGACAAAATAAGGTGAAGGGGGAATAAGATGGCAAGAGACATTAAAATGATATGGAATGAAAATTTCTTAGAAGGGGATTTTGCTCTTAATGACGGTGATCTGTTGCGTGAGGAAGGTTTAACAACAGCGGTTCTTATTTCTCTTTTTTCTGATGCAAGAGCTGATGAAGACGATGAAATTGACGATCCAAATGATACGAGAGGGTGGTGGGGTGATCTAGTAAGTGAAACTCCAATTGGAAGTAAACTATGGCAATTTGAAAGAGCAAAAACTACACAAACAGTTATAGTAAAATTTAAAGAAGCTATTGAAAATTGTTTACAATGGATGATTGATGATGAAGTTGTTGAAAAAATAGATGTAACAGTTGAAAGAAATAACAATAGGCTTTATTTTAAAATATTATTATATCAATCTGATGGGAATAAAACAGCCTATAAGTTTGACGATTTGTGGAGAATGGAGGTACAAAGCAATGCCATATGACAGGCCGAGTTTAGTAGAAATAATAAATAGAATTGAAAATGATTTTGTTATAAGAGTAGAAGATTCACAAACTTTTCTACAAAAATCAGTATTTAAAATTTTTGCAAGAGTTTTAGGTGGCAGTAATCATTTACTCTATGATTTTATAGAATATGTGAAAGACCAATTGTTCATAAGTTCCGCAGATGGAGAATTCTTAGAAAAACATGGAGGCGAATATGGTATTAGTAGATTAATTGGAGAAAAAGCTACCGGCACAGTACTTGCAACCGGTACAGACGGAATAACAATCCCAGTTGATACAGAATTACAATCTGCATCTGGGAATAAATATAAAACAACAGCAGAAGCAACAATATCATCCAATCAGGCTAATATAGATATCGTGGCATCTGAATTTGGAACGAGTTATAATGAACTGGCTGGGGTTATACTTACTTTCTTGAGTCCTATCCCAGGTGTAAATGCTACTGTAACGGTAATTGATGATGGGATAGAAGGTGGTGTTAATGCTGATACCGATATTCAATATCAAGAGAAAATATTAAATAGAAAAAGATTCCCCCCACATGGAGGAATACAAAAAGATTATGTCGCATGGTGTCTTGAATACAGTGGAAATATTACAAGGGCGTGGGCTATCCCTGAATATCAAGGTATTGGTACAATAGGATTAGCGTTTGTAAAAGATAATGATACTGTAAGCATTTTCCCGACAGAAGCAGAAAGAGAAGCTGTTAGGAATTATATAATTGAGCATTTAGATAGTGCATTTGGCAAAAATGTTGGTATTCCTGTAACAGCTGAACCCGGATTTTTTCTAATAAAATTAGAGCCTTATACTATTGATTTTACAATACAATTATATCCAAACAATAGTACGGTAAGAACAAATGTAATAGCAAGACTAACAGAATTAATTAATCAAGAATCTGCACCTGCCGGTACTATTGCATTAAGCCAATTTTATGAAGCCATCACATCTGCGGTTGGAGAAGAAAAATGTAGAATCATTTATCCTACTGGTGATGTTGCTGTAAGCGCTGAACAACTTCATAGACCGGGAAGTTTTAATTTTTTGGATTATACTTATTAAAAAGGATATATAATGGCTAGAAGTAGTCTACAGTATAGAAAACAATTACAAAGTCTCTTACCAAAAGGTCGATTATGGAATAGAAATGAAGATAGTATATTAACAAAAGTATTATGGGGAATGGCCGAGGAATTATCAAGAATAGATGGAAGAGCCAGTAATCTAATAAACGAAAAAATATTAGCAACAACCAATGAATTGATAACAGAACATGAAGAAGATTATGGTTTGCCGGAAGAAGGGCAGGAGTTACAACAAACAATAGAATTAAGAAGAAATGAATTAAAATCAAAATTATTGGAGGTTGGGCAGCAAGATAAAGGATATTTAGAAGACATTTGCAATGCGTTTGGTTATAATAATGTTTGGATTGAAGAGTTCCGTCCAGCATGGTGTGGTATCGCTTGCGCTGGGGATCCATGCGGGGGTCAACTTAATTTATTTTTTTGGAAAATAAATATTGATGTTGATGGAATTAAAGATTTAGTTATTGCTGGATATGATATTGGATTTGATAATGGTTTTTTAAATAATGCGATGTTTTATACAGCGAATGAAACAATTTTAGTAAATTTAACTAAAATAATAGCAAAAATGAACAAATTAAAACCAGGTCATACTCATGTATTATTCGACTGGTGGAATGCAGGATTTGATCGGGGGTTTGGAAGAGGATTTAGGAGATTTTATCATTATGATAATTACTGGGTTGGATTGGGGTTTGATGTAAGTTTTTCAGATGGGTTTGAAAATAATTCTAGTTATCATGGTGTAAATTATATAGGAGGGTTCAATTATGGCTTTTCAATAGATTTTGATAGAAATTCAGGTGGTGGATTTTCACCTGATGGTTTTCAAAAAAGCGAAATAAAAATCATTGGAGGATTCAGTTTTGGATTTTCTCTGGGATTTGATAGAGAATCTGGCGCAGGATTCAGTTGTCCTGCTTAGAAATAAATTATAGGAGGAATTATTATGGCAGATACGCAAAGGTCTAAAGCACAGATATTAGCACTATTTGCTGATAATGTTACAGGACAAATTTCACCGCAAGATTTAAGAGATTTTGTTATTACTGTAATGGAAAGTGAATTTGCTAATGCCGGCGATTTCTGGTCAAAACCGCAGGCAAAATATATTACAACAGATAAGACGGCAAAGGGATGGAAAGAATATTCACAATTAATTCTATCAGCATGTAGTTTTATGAATGTTTTATATTACAATGTTTCCGGCGGTGGATGGGGATTAGCGAATGTAAGCGCAAGCGCTGAAACCGGTATGTTAGCATTGGCTATGGATAGTTACGCTGCTGGGATTAGTACAGGTATTGTATTGAAAGAAGGAATCGTGTATGATTCATCTTTTTCTACACTTTTTAGCCAGTTACTTGGTAGACCTGTATATCTTGCAAGTGGAGTACCCGGAAGTATTACAACAACAATTACAACAAATTCAGTAATGATACTTGGTGCAATATGCTGGAGTGATGACATGGGTGCTAGTGCTATCGGGAAATGGTATTTTAAGCCCGAATGGGCAGTGAAAGGAGAGTAATATTGTCAATATTTGCTCATATATCGCCTATATTGACAATGTTTATTAAATTTATTAATTATACTATATAGGCATATTGTTCAATGATGACAATATATGAGCATTTGACAGCATATTGATATTTTACGATATATTATTTCTAATATTTAGTATAAATATTATATATATTATAGATATATTGGATATATATACTATAATATCTATAAAAAATGTATAATATTTTACTAAATATTCTTAAAAGTCTAGGACTTTTTATATATTTTAATATGGAGAATAATTATGCATAGAACCGAAGGATTAAATTTCACAAAAGATAACAATGGTAATAATGTTTTCACAAACGGTCCGCCGGCGACAACTATTGAAGATAGATGGTTGAATGCCATACAGGAAGAAATTTGTAATGTTATTACTCATGGTGGCCTTGAAATTAAGGATGCAAATACTGATTCTGTGCATACACAATTAAGAGATGCTATTATTAATTTTGCTGGCGTTTTTTCAACAGTTATAGCATCCCAACTAGCTTTCAACAATTGTATAGAAAGAGTTGCTGCAAATCAATATAAGATAAAAGATTCTTATACGTCATTATACTTGAGATATGTTACAGGTGGGTATGCTTGTTTTGGGAGCAATAGCTTTCTTTCCGACGGAGATACGTGGGGGTATCTTGATACTAACAATTGTAAACTTATACAATTTGAAAATGGTGCTTATCTTTTTGCTGGGGATACACCGTTTTATCTTAGAATTACAGGCGTTGGATGTGGTTTAATTTTTCCATCTATAAAAGGAACCGGCGTTACTGATGCTGCGGTTCAATATTCTTATTATATAGCAACAACCGGAGTAAGATTATTAATGCCAAAGGTAGTGGACAGATATACAAATACCGATTATGTCTCATTTTATAGTTCAACTCAAGATTCTGAACAAAATATTGTTGCGCCGGTAATTGATAATATTACAGAAACAGGTGGGTCAATAAGACGATTTTATCAATGTATTAATGTTATAGATTTTTATCGATATCATGAAGAAACCGATGATATTAGTCTTGATTCTAATCAAAGATATACAATGACTGGAAGTGGTAAAAATATGACATTGCCTGATACTGCTAATATTGGCGATGCAATAGATGTTTTTGCAGAAAATCAAGTTAGTATATTACAGGGGGACGCTGAAAATGTCATTGAATATTTAAATAAATATTTCACAACAAAAGGCGTAACTGGATATCTACAATTGCCTAGCAAATCTCATACTAAATTAATATATGGTGGTGATAAAGGATATAGAATTGAACCGGGAGTTAAATTAAGTAATCCCGGTGATTTACCTGCTAGTACTGGTTATGGTTGTTCCTTTAGTACGGATGGAGTTTATTTGGCTATTGCTCATGCACTTACTCCATTTATTACTATTTATAAAAGAAGTGGCGATACGTTTACAAAATTAAGTGATCCAGCAGCATTGCCTGCGGGTACAGGAAGAGATTGTTCATTTAGTACGGATGGAGTTTATTTAGCTGTTGCTCATTTAGTATCTCCATACATCACAATTTATAAAAGAAGCGGCGATACATTTACAAAACTTTCTGACCCTGCAGCATTGCCTACGGGAATAGGATTTGGTTGTTCATTTGGTCTGGATGGAGTTTATTTAGCTGTGGGACATGATGTATCTCCATTTATTACTATTTATAAAAGAAGTGGCGATACGTTTACAAAATTAAGTGATCCAGCAGCATTGCCTACGGGAATCGGACATGATTTTTCATTTAGTACGGATGGAGTTTATTTAGCTGTTGCTCATGAAGTATCTCCATTTATTACTATTTATAAAAGAAGTGGCGATACGTTTACAAAATTAAGTGATCCAGTAGCATTGCCTGCGGGAATCTCATTGGGTTGTTCATTTAGTACGGATGGAGTTTATTTAGCTGTTGCTCATTATGTATCTCCATACATCACAATTTATAAAAGAAGCGGCGATACATTTACAAAACTTTCTGACCCTGCAACATTGCCTACCAACCAATCAAAATCTTGTTCATTTAGTACGGATGGAGCTTATTTAGCCGTGAGTCATGATACATCTCCACTTATTACTATTTATAAAAGAAGCGGCGATACATTTACAAAACTTTCTGACCCTGCAACATTGCCTGCGGGTAGCGGAGATGGTTGTTCATTTAGTACGGATGGAGTTTATTTAGCTATTGCTCATTTCAATTCTCCATTTATGACAATATACAAAAATCTTGGTGATGCTTCGAAAGTATGGTTTGTCGCTGAATTAAGTACATTATATAATAATGAAGAATATATTGATAATTTGTTTAAATAAGGTGTAATTATGTTTTATGATAATATAAAAAAGAATTAAAAAATTTAAAAAAAAGAGGAGAATAAAAAAAAATGAAAATAAAAGAATTTATAAAAAAAATAGATGTATGGAAAATAATAATATTAATTAGTTTTCTTATTATTATAATAATTGCAAGCGGGTATACAATTAATACACAATGGGGGTCAATTTTTAAAAATACCGATGATAAATTAAATGGTAAAATAACAAAGATAAAGACCCAGACTAATTACAGTAATGATATGAAAAAAGATGTTATAGCTGACAATGGTGCATTGTATGATAAAGTTCTAAGAGAATATGTTAAAGAAAAAAATATTAATGTAACAAACGAAAGAATTGAAAAAGACGTTCGTTATTATAAATTATTATTAATTGTCATGAATGATGTTTGCGAAGATATAACAATTAACAGATATATACATAATAATGACTTATATAGATATCAAAATAAAAATGATTGGGAAGTTTTTAAATCAAATGTAATTTCACTGTACATGAAAACAGGTACAGACATTTTGTATAATTATTATGATAACTCCAAAGTAATAATGCCATTAAACGAATGGCTAAAAAGGAGTAGAGTTGGAATTGTAGACGTAATGACCAAAAACACAAACAAATTATTAGAAAATTTAAAAATAGAAAGTGATATTTATTACAGGCATTTTGGAGGTAAATAATGGATCCATGTGAAGATAAAGGTGGATACCGGTCGTTTGGCTGGAAGACAAAAAACGGGTTATTCCATACGGGACATGATTACAATGTGCCTGTTGGTACAGATATTGTATCTCGATGGGATGGAGAAGTTGTTTTTTCCGGTTATGTTTCAGGATTTGGCTCTTACGGGAAAGAAGGTGGCGTGATTGTAATTCGACACAAATATCAAACAAGAACACTTTACGGTATATATGGTCATATTGTGAGATATAAGAGTGCAGGAGAAAAAGTAAAAGAAGGAGAAATGATAGGGAAAGTAATTAAATATCAAACAAAAGAGTGGCGGGCAGATCATTTGCATCATGGGATATGGGATAATCCGAATTGGAGTCCTCCGAAAATTTGGGGGTATATTCCCTCTTTACTTTTTTACAAAAATCCGTCAGACTATAATTAGGAGGATATAATATGAACGAGTTGGCAAAATATTGTCAGGGGGGTGGGCTTAAAGCATGCCCCGATTGTCCATATAATTCAAAAAATATGCATGACTTGAGTATTATGCACGGGTCTTTTATTATGAATATCCCTGTATTCGATAGCGATGGGAATTGTGTTATATATTATAAAGAAAAATGTATAGGATGTAGGATAGCGGATAAAAGATAAAATAAGAGGAGTTGTAAAATGATTATATTTGGAATAATAGGATTTATTATTTGTTTTATTTTAGGATATTTAGCAAAAAAATACAATTGGATAGGTAAAATTATAGAAAAAATTAAGAAAAAATAATGTTTGAAATAGCGCATATAATATGCGCTATTATGTTTATTATTATTATTATCATAATTATTAATAGATGGCTGAAATGAAAAAACTATTATTTTTTATTACAAAAATAGATACTAACTATTGTAATCAAAAACCCTAAAAATACTCCTATAAATAATGAAATTGCAGGTGAAATTGTAGTTAATATATTCATTTTTATTTCTCCTTTTTTTATATTTCCATCGTATTTATTAGCTCATTTGCTTCATATCCGTGTTCAATAAGCCAATTGTCAACCTTATTATAATAATCGTCAAATTCAACTTGATTCATTTTATCGAATGCAGTTGAGTTAGGATATTTTTTTATCTCTCCTGATTTTAGTTTTAAAACAATCGGTTCTAAAAACATTTCTTTAAAATACATATGATATGCAGTATCGGTATTCCCGAAATGGAATTCAAGAGCTTTTAATAATACCCAGTATTTTGCATTATGTTTAACATTTCTGCTTTTTGTTACCTTTATTTTATAAGTATTTCCCTTTTTTAATTTTATTGCACAGTATTTTTTATTATCAATATCGGTAATGAAATTATATTTATCATCCATTGTGGCTATAATATCCATATTATATTGCTCTTTTATTACTTCTTTTCCTCAGTAATTCTACAATGTCAGTATTATTATTCCATTCCGCCCATGCTAATGCTGTCCATCCATCATTAGCACTCGCATTCACATCAGCACCCGCATCAATTAATAGTCTAACAATATCAATATGGCCATAAAAACTCGCCCATATCAAAGCGGTATAGCCAAAATTATCCCTGATATTCACATCAGCACCATTGTTAATTAGATGTTGAATAACATCAATATCAGCATTACCCATGAACCACACTTGCCAGTTAATTTTAGCCTCATTATATGCAGCCATTACATCGACTTCCTTGTCGCCGTATTTATTATAATAATATTCAATAGACTCAGAGCATGCGCCTATTTTTATAAGATAGTTAATGTTTAGTTTCATTCCTTCGCCCCTTATACTATATTATATTACTCTTTTTAAAGGAATCTAAGGCATCTTTTAAAACTTTTAAAACTTTTATTTGTTCTTTTGTCGATTTCTCTTCAAAATCAATCTCTCCATCAACATGCCCTAAATCACCCCGGTTCTCATATTTGTTTCCATCTGCAATATATCTAAAAGGTATTTCGCCATATTCTTCAGTATGAAAGCCTTTTTTTGATATACATTTAAACCAATGCAAAAACCATGTTTCGTTTTCATTGCGTCTCACTAAGACTTCTTTTCCGGGGAATAAATCTTTTATTTCCATTTTTATATCCTTAAATAAATAGTTGCTATGGTAAGATTCGATTCTTACATTAAGTTTGAAAAGACGCTGATTTCTCTCACTTATCCTAACCTACAAAACATACGCCACGCCTAGATTAGAGTGTCTCTGTTTCACCACATAGCAACTATTATATAATTATTTCTTTTTCCCAAATATTATTACGACACCTATCACAAGTAATGTTGCGAAGGCACCGAAAATAATACATATCCCCAAATATAATATAAAAAATAATGTTATATATGCCATATAATTACCTCCAATAAAAGTGAGAGAATAGAGCAAAAATAATGGGAGGTGATCACCCTATTCTCTCGTAAGGAGCTTATATGCTAAAAGTTAGCCTGCTCTTTATTTCTTATAAAATGAAAAAGATTTTCTTTATTATTTTCAATATAATCTAAAAGGTAACTGTCGAATAAATAGATTGGGATGTATCTATTATATTCATAACATAGTACAGCTAATCGTTTTTTATTTTTCTTTGTTATTTCCCTACATTTGAACATTATCTTTTCCTCCTCGTTAAAATGGGATATCTTCATTATCTACAATTTCGCCATCAAAATTGTTTTGAATGTTTGTTTGATTTTGAGATTGTTGGTTGTTATTTACAGCATAATTAACACTAGGAAATGTAACTATTATTTCGTTTGCGGTTACAGATATTTTTGATTTATTTTGACCTGTTTGTTTGTCTTGCCATGTTTCTTGCCGAATAGTTCCTGATATTTTAAGATAATCCCCTTTTTTCTTTTTTTGCGATATCATTTTCGCCATATCATTCCATGCAGTACAGTCAATGAATGACACTTTATCTTTTGAATGATTAAGCGCTAATATAAATTTGCAAATAGCTAATTTATTAATGGTATATCTTAATTCAGGATCTTTTGCCAGTCGTCCTCCGATTATTATGAAATTTGAATTGCTCATTTTATTCTCTCTCCTTTATTTTTTAATATCGCCCTATTGCCCGCTTATTATTCAAGCGTCTTTTTGCGTATGTATAATAAACAGTCAATAATGCAAGAAAGCATTTTAATTTTTCAGATTCATCTTTTATATTATCGACATATTTTAATTCCGCCTGTCGTGTGATTTGTAGTATTGCCGGTTTATCAATTTGAATTTTCCCATAATTATGAATTACATTACTGGACGTTTTTTTAATTTGATATTGCCCCTGCATTCTATTGCGAATGTATTTGTACGCAATTACCTGCATCTCATGTTCTCGGTAGATAGTATCAGATGTCTTTAGGTCAACGCAGATAATTTTATCATCTTTGTCAAGAAAAATAATATCGAGCGTACCTGCAATGCATAGATTAATATCGCAAACAGTTTGTTCTGATTCAAGAAAACATTTTACGTTTTCTTTTTCCCATTCAAGAAATTTTTGAAACATGTCTTGAAGTTTCTCAGTATGTTTTTTTACTTCATGTTCAAAAAATAAAGCCATTGGCCGGTCATTTTTGCTTAATTTGATATTAATGTAAGTCTCGATTAATTGATGTAATGTAGAGCCAATATCTGCTGTTTTATCACGTGTCTTTTTCCATGCATAGCGTGACTTTTCCAAATCAGATTCTAAAATTTGATAAATATTAATGCCGTCTGCATTTGCACCTAAAATCATCCCCTCGCATAATAGATTATCAACCGCTTGATCAACACCCCATTGCAATAGTTTTGAATCTTTATCCATCTGCCCGGTAATAGTTGTTACCGACGCATATTGTTGATATTCAGTATCAACACCTATTTTTTTAATATCATAACTCATGCTTTCTCTCCGTTGTGTTTGCTTGAATCTCATCACACATTATTTGAACGTCATTCTCTACTTCAATTAGAAAATTTTCTAACGTTGATACTAGAAATTGATATTTGACAATAACAGATTGAGTGTACCCTACATTAACCCATTCTTTTTTTTTCGTATAATTTTCAAGATATTTCATTTCTCTTTCTATTGCGTCTTTGTGCACATCAATTAGTATTCTAATTTTTGTAATTAAATCTAACATTGGGCTCTCCTCCTTAATTTTATTTCTTTTTTTGCGCATACTCATTTTCGTCACTTGCTTCTGATAATAATGCGGAAGCATTTTTTCTCATATATTCGCTCAGTAGGAAATAAGCCTTATCCTGAGATTTTTCGTCGAATCCCCTAAATCTTGTTCTTGCAGGAAAGCACTCTATAACCTTTCCTGTTTCGTCATCAATGTCCATTGCTATTGCCCAGCCAAAAATATGAAGAAAAAAATTAACGAATAAAAGCAGTCCCGTATCTCTAAATTTGCTCCATTCTTTTTTTTCAAGCATTTGCTTATTCTTCATAATAACTCCTTATATAATGAGTAGAGGTACCCAAATTATTCATTACAAATGTAACACGCTTGTATGTCTTATGTCAAGGGTATTTTGAACAATTTCCCGAAAATCTAGCATTTTTGCACAACAGTTAAATAGAAAATACAATAGCTTAGTCTAACAGCAATAAAAAATACAGATAATTATTGACAATTATTGTTATATCCTATATACTTTTAATATAAGGATAAGGAAAACCTTTTGAAACCTGAGCAACTTTGAACGCAGTTGCACCCCGAAAAAAGCCGGCACGCCTCTACGGAGTACGACCAGTTATCCTGCGGGATCGGAGCTACTCGAAGATTTTCAATAAGCTATTATAAAATAATGGCTTACTCAAACTCTTAGAGTTTGTTAATATTAAGGAGGTCAGCGATGACAAATAAAATTAAAAAACAAATAAAAAAAGAAGTCGGTGATTGGGAATTAAATCCTTTCACAGATGCGTCTTTTGATGAAGTTGTTGAAGATGTTATTTATAATATGGAAAATTATGGTGAAGATATGGATACGGCTTTACAACATACAAATGATAAAATAATGGATGGTTGTTTGTAAAAAATCGCTCTGATGCTCGGTAGAAATACCGAGCTATTGTAATGCTACCATAGACGGTTACAAGTCCGGATTGAGAAAAGCAGAGTACAATATTAAGGAGGTCATGATATGACAAACAAAGAAAGATTTTTAAATGAAGTATTAAATAACGAATGGCTTAATAGAAGATGGTTAAGCACAAATGGTAATAACCTTGCAGATGCTTGCATGACTGAGAATTATCAGAAACTTGAAAGCATTGCAGATGATAAATTTGACATATTAGCAAAAGATGATCAAAAATGGGAGCAGAAAATATTTGTATTTGCAAAAGAAATACAAAGGGAACTTATTGAAGAATCAATGTTATTAGATGAAACCATAGGAAAATAATTCGCTCTGATGAGTCGGGAACGACTAAACGCCTTCGGGCGTCAGTAAATATTAAGGAGGTCAGCGATGACTAAAGAAAAGATGTATTATATAAACAGTAGGGAAGAATGCGGAGATGCATTAATTCCTAAAAATGTAATGTTAAATTATCTTCCTAAAATTGATGAAGAAGATATTGATTGTTATGAGAGCATAATATTAAGTCAAGACAGAAATACAATTATTGTTGAAAATCAAGACGGTGATGAGAAATCCTTCCCAAGTGGCAATGTTGAAGTTTTTGTAAAAAATAATGATGGTAGTGATAGGGGATTCGAAATGTATAATTTTGAAATAGTAAAAGAAACTGTAAAAAAAATAAAAGAATTTTTAGGCAGATAATTCACTCTGATATAAGCTCGGTAGAAATATCGAGCTATTGTAATGCAGCTATAACTTGTTACAAGCCAAGTTGAGAAATGCAGAGTACAATATTAAGGAGGTCAGCGATGACAAAACAACAAGAAAAAAATTTAAATTTTGAAGGAGAAGAAATCGCATTATATTTTTCTTCATGGGATGCTAGACAATGGGACAGCATCCATCAAGAATATAGTTCCAAAGGATTTTGGGCAGAAGCATTTATGTATCTTTTGTACAAAGTACAAGGAATCCATCTTATATTAACAGGATGGACACATAGTACTTACAATGCAAATGAAAGAGCTACTGGGTATCTCTTTGAAGGAGCGAAAAAAGAATTTGAAAAAGAGTATGAAAGGGCTCCAAAAATTTTGGATATTTCAATACCTATTCAAAAAAAATACTCTTGGGAAGAAACAAAAGTTTTTTCCAACTGGGTATTAAAATATGGAATATCCAAATCTCAATATTGGGAAGAAAAATATGGAAAAAACGGCTGTTATATTTCAGCCGAAAATAAAAAAACAAAAATACTTCGAGATAAAGTATCGTTTAAATGGACAGGAGAAGGCGATAATTATATTGTCAAAGATGGATATTATTTTAATAACGAGACAAAATGCCTCATTGGTATCGCACGGGGTGGCGGAAGAGGTAACGGAATAAAAATTATTCCGTTAAAAACTGAATAATCTTAATGCAGGGGGAATTACACCCCTGCACTGTAATGCTACCATAGACGGTTACAAGTCCGGATTGAGAAAAGCAGAGTACAATATTAAGGAGGTCAGCGATGACAAAAACAGAAAATTTAGTAATTGATGTTATAAGAGGGTACAAAAAGTTTAATGTGTTATATTATAAAAATAAGTATAATTATAATAGAAAAAAGAATGTCGAAAAAGCAATAATAAAATTAAAAGAAAAGAATATTATATATTTTAATGCTAATACATGTTGTCTTGAATTAACATTAAAAGGTAAATCTATATAATTTTCGCTCTGATAAGTTTATTTTGCAAAAATAAAATAGGAAATCAGATTAGACGTTGTCGGTCTGATCTCCTTAGAGGACGAGGGTGAAATATCCCTCGTTCTAATTATGAATATCAGCGGGTGTCTGGTGATGTCAGACTTAATGCGAACTATCCAAAAAACACGCCTGCTTTTTATATATTAAGGAGATTTAAATGCTAGACTTAGAAATTTTTGAAGCCGATAGAAAACAGCTTTACATTGATCTGCAAAAACAGATTAATAATTTGCAGGATTATCTCTATAATGAACATCCTGCATTACAAGGGAAATCCCTGTACTAAGGTTTTGAAGATGCCCTTTTCGGAGGGCATAATTAAAACCTTAACATTTTAACGGAGGTGAATATGATTGGATATGATCTTAAACAATTAAGAGAAATAATAATTAATGAAAATGCCAAAATAGTAGAATTGATTCGGGAAGAAATAAAATTAAAAGACGAAATTCAATCTATAAGCGATAGATTATATTTTGGCAGTGAGAATTTAGGAGAGATTCAACAACGTAAAAAAATATTAGAAAAAAAGTTACGAACTCAAGAATATCTACTTGCTTCTGTAATTAAGCAAGTATATAATATAGGAGGTCTAACATGAATTCTTGGGAAAAAACAAAAACGCCACAGGATTATAGAGATGATGCAAAAAGGTATATGGGTGATTTTCTGGAGCACTTCAGAAAAGCGAACGAATACATCAATAACATGACAAAAATAATTAACGAATATGATAGGAGGTCTAACATGAAAAAAAAATAATTATTATGGACAGAGCTGGGATCCGGTCTATCTCTGTCCATCTTTTTCATTTGGAGGTAATTATGATAAAAAATTACGAAAAACAAATAAGAGAGGAGATGAAAAAAAGAGAGACGGAAATGAAATTTATTGAGGAATTATTTATATTATTTGCAAGAAGGAGGGAAAGGGGAAAAATGAATAAATTAAAAGGAGAATAATTATGAATAAAGAAACTAGTAATGCAATAAAATCATCATTAAATAAAAAGATTATTAAAATTAATCAAGATGGTGATTTTATTGACGATACTTTAAACATTTATTTTGAAGATGGATCAATATTGAGTCTCTGGGATGATGGACAAACTTGTTGTGAATCTAGATATATGACAACTGATGATAATTTAGCCGATTTCTATGATTGTATATTAACAAACATAGAATTAAAAGATTGTGATTATTATGAAGAAGAAGATAAAATTTGGATACATGAATGTCAATTCCTTGAAATAACCACCGATAAAGGCAGTTTTCAGATAGTTAATCATAATGAACATAATGGATATTATGGTGGATTTTCTCTACAAGCGGAAATTAAGGGGGCGAAGGAATGAAACTAAACATTAACTATCTTATAAAAATATGCGCATGTTATAAGGCTATTGAATATTACAGGAATAAATACGGCAACAAAGAAGTCGATGTAATATCGGCATTTAAAGAGGCTAAAATTAACTGGCAAGTGTGGTTCATGGGTAATGCTGATATTGATGTTATTCAACATCTAATTAACAATGGTGCTGATGTGAATATCAGGGATAATTTTGGCTATACAGCATTGATATGGGCGAGTCGCTTTGGCCATATTGATATTGTTAGACTATTAATTGATGCGGGTGCTGATGTGAATGCTCGTAATGATGGAGGCAGGACGGCATTGATGTATGCGAGTGATTGTGGCTATCTTGATATTGTAGAATTACTGAGAAGCAAGGGGGCTAAATGAAACTAAACGTAAATTATCTTAGAAAAATAGACGCATGCCCTAGGGCAGTTGAATATTAC